GGACCGGCGGCGCCGTAGTCGTCGTGACTTCTGGAGGCTCTGTGGTCGTGGTCGTCTCCGCCGGCGGCGGTTCCGTCGTGGTCGTAACAGGCGGGCTCGTCGTTGTCGTCGGGGCCGGGACGGTCGTGGTCGTTTCGGCGGGAGGCTCGGTCGTGGTTGTCGCTGGCTGGCAAGGCCCTGTATCGACGATCGTCGTGCCGTAATTTGTTACCGTGAGATCCTCGACGATCTCTGTGTAATCATCGCCGGGGCAGAACCAGGCCAAATCCTCATTTACTGCTTCGTCCGAAGGAGCACCGCAGTTTACCAGATAGGCACGATCCGTCGCATCGAGCGCTCTGTCCCACTTGGCCCACCCAGCTAAATCCCCTCGGAAATATCTATTGGTCGGAGTGTCCTGTCTTCTACCGAAGTTCCAATCGGTCGACGAGTTGATCGCACCCATCGCCTGGGTTTCGGAGCCAACCGAGACGTTGTTCCGATACACCGTGAGCGTGGTGCCGCTATATACCAAGGCAACGTGATACCACACATCACTATCACTTCTAAATATGTTTGGTCCAGTGCCATCGTAAAGCTCATTAGAGCTTCCGTCCTGTATCCTCCAGTACAGGTAGTCGTCATTACTTGCCAAAAAGAGCATGAACGAGTTAGCAGTATCGTATGTACCCCAAGAGATAAGGTACTGATAATTGGGGCTCGCGTTCATATCAGAGAAGCGAACCCAACCGGCTACCGTCCAATCACTGTCAGGCAGGGTCAAGGCAGCATCGTCGCCGACCGTGATATAATCGGAATCGGTATGGACAAAATGCCATGCCTCGTCCAAAGGCACATCAGGCGGCGGCGCTGTGGTTGTAGTTGTGGTCATGCAACCCACCCGTCTTCTTCGATGTCGATCGCAACATCGAAATCATCGAGCTTGATGGCCACGTCGAGCGTCTCCAGCTCGACGTCAATCCCCATCTCGATCAGGTACACGGTCTCCGTCCCCGGAGGCCCGGTGACCGTCACCGAGATCCCGGTCCCCCGGCAGATGACCCCTTTCGTGGCGAGCGCAAGGCTCATACCTTTTCCACCTTGTACGTTTGCAGCTCCGTGCCGACCCAGACCGGTGTGATCGTGTACGTGGCGATCACGTCGTTCGCGGTCCCCACCGAGCCGGCCACCGAATAGATCCGGATTCTGCCGGCCAGGAGCTGTCCGTTCGCGTCGTACGAGGTCTGGTCCAGGTAGTAGTTCTCCTGGACGAGCCCCAGGATCCGGAGGATCTCGTCCTGCATGTTCAGAGTGCTCGAGGCTTCGATCTGGGCAAGGGTCGGCAGGCTCATCAGCCAGTCGTGCTCCTCCTGCGTTAGACCCCCGTCTCCGCCGCCTCCCTCCATTGTCACCAGCGTGGCAGAGGCCGACAGGATCAATAGCGCCTGCACCCCGGGGGTGTAGGCGACCGGGTCGTTCGCCGGCCCGCCCACGAGGTTCCCGCCGTGGATCTTGGCGATGTAGTCGCCGGCCCAGAACTTGAGCTGCCAGTTCTCGAGCAGCTCGATGGTGATGCCGACCAGGATCCCCTCGGCCAGCTGCTCCTTCCCGGAGGCGTCGGCGATCTTCCCGTGGGCAATCCCCTCGAACGAGTCCTCGGCTGCCCGGATCTCGTTAATCAGGTCCTGGCAGAGGACCTCGGCCTGGGGCTCGAGGACCCAGATCAGCTGGTTCAAAAAGTCAAAATACAGACCCCCACCAGGAGGTGCGCTCGTAGTGGTTGTCGTCATGGCTTCTCTTTCTTATCTTTCCATTTTTTGGCCTTCTTCTTCAGGTTCGGCATTTTCCAGGCGCGGGCCCCGAAGACGAACTTCGAGGTCCCCAGGACGCCGGCGCCAGGGAAGCCCCAGTGGGCCCCCCGGCCACGTCGGAACATCTGGTCCCCATGGGCCCGCAGATAGTCCTGCTCAGGAGTCGTCGGCGGCGGCGTCCTTGCCTCCCCCGCCGGCGTCTTCGGCTTTTTTGGCACGCTCCCACTCCCGGTACTGCTCGTGCTCCTCGATGTACCTCTGGCACTCCTGCTTGCCCACCTGCTCCTTTTGTATGGCCTCGCGCAGGCGGGCGATGTTTACTTCATGCCTCTGGATCGCTTTCTTCAGGGCCGAGTACACGTACGGTGGCTTCTTCACGGGTCCCCCTATGTCACGATGCTGTCAGGCGTACGAATCGCGGCCGTCGAGTACCCGCCGGTGTTGAGCGGCCCCTTCGTCTGGAAGGGAATGATCGAGTCCCCGGCGCCGTTGTAGTACCGCACCCGGGCGACCACGGTCCGGTTCGAGGTGTACTGGACCAGAACCGAGACCTCGTCGCTGCTGGCCTGCTCGTCGATGAAGGGCACATACGCCGTGTCGTCGGTGTCGATCGCGTTCGGCGTCGCGGCGGTCCAGAAGCTCGAGTACGTTGGCTGGTTGTCGTTGTCCCAGCTCGTATATGCGACCCGGTCCTCCCCCTCGATGACCCCCGAGGCGTTCCTCCTGACGATCCGAAGCTGCCCGGTCGTCGGCGTGTCGTTCGGGATGGTCTCCTCAACCCGGACCTCCGTGGCCGACGCTCCGGCTCCCACCTGGATGTTGAACACACCCTTGTCGACGATGTAGTTGTCCCCGGTTGTCCTGGCCACGAAGCAGCGGTCCCCGCTCTCGACGGACGTGATCTTGACCTCGATCTGCGAGGGCGGCGTTCTTGTGGTTCCACCATGGTCGATCAGGATGTAGCTCTCCGCGTCCGCTGTGGCCATGTCCTCGATCCAGACCCCCTGAGCGCCGAAGAAGACGCCACCGGCGAAGGTCCCGTATGGGGACGCCTTCGAGAGCGCGTACTGAGGCAGGGATCGGAGGTACTCCTGGCCGTCCTGGGCGCCGGCGTAGCTCGCGCCGATCGTGGTCCCGGTTCCGGTTCCAGGAGAGTCCACACTCACCGTCTCGCGGTCGTCGAACAGATCATCGGATGCTGGCGTACCCGTGCAGGCGTCCATCAGCACCGTCCAGACTCGGTTCACGTTGTCGTAGTCCAAGAGCGTCCCGGTGTCCCCGGTCGTTCCCCCGGTCACCCCCAGGCCGATGTCCGACTCCACACAGTCCGTGTACCCAGAACTCTCGAACTCGAGCATCCGGATCTTCGAGGCGTAGGGGTAGAGCAGGAACTCCTGGCCCTCGCGGTTCAAATACTTCAGGTACTCGTAGAAGTCGGCCACCGTGTCCCCGTTCAGGTCGATGATGGCCGAGTAATTGTACCCGGTCTGGAGAGAGTAGGCCCGCTCGGCGGTCACGTAGGTCGGATCGCATCCGTCGGTGCTGGTAATCACGGCAGACCGGCCCCCGGAGAAGTTGATCGTCTCGGCCGTCCCGTCGGTTCCCTCGTAGCATCCGGTCGAGTTCCCCACGATGACCCAGCCGGCCGCGTCTCCGCCGGCAAAAGTTCCAGAGGTGACGTTGAGCTGCAAGAGGATCGAGGTCGCCCCGTTCGTGGCCCCTGTCACGGTTTCGTAAAGGGCCGGGTCCGTCCCCGTTCCGCCCGTGTTGAAGTCGATCCGCCCGGAGACGTGGTAGATCAGAATCTTCCCAGCGCCCCCGTAGCCGGCGACCACGTTCGTGTAGGCCGTCGAGCCGTCGTTCGTGTAGCTGAACGCCGTGTCCCCACCGGATGTTCCGTCCGTGGTTTCCTGCAAGGTCTCCGAGGTCTGGAAGGTCCCGATGACGTTCCCCATGTAGATGTAGTCGTTCGTGTCGTCGACCTCCATGATCTCGCCGACCGCATCCGACGTCGTTCCCCGAATGAAGTTCCCGACGGTCAGATCCGAGAGATCCGACTCCGTGGGCTCGCAGTAAAGCTCCCCTGTCGTGTTGTTCAAATCGGTCGCGGTCGCAAGCGGCACAGCGTTCCGGCCGCCTGCCGTGAGGTCGATCTCGAAGTGATCGAACGAGTCCCCATACTGGCGGTTGAAGACCGTGATCACCCCGCCGGCGATCTCCGTGTCGGCCTCCTTGACCTTGACCAGAACGTCGATGTGCTCCGGCTCTCCGAAGGCGTCGAAGGTCGAGCGGTCCCACCACTCCGCGATCCTCTCCTCGTTCTGGAAGATGTAGATCAGCGCCTCCGGATCGTCGGCGATCGTACCCAGCGTGTAGATGTTCGGGTACAGATCCTCGCCGGTGACCGAAGCCCCAATCGTGTCTCCCGTTCCGGTCCCCGCCGTGATCGTGATGGTCTCCGCCTCGTCGAAGAGATCGCCGGAGTCATCCATCCGAACAAACCACTTCCGGGTCGTGTTGTTGTAGGCCAGCAGGACGCCCGAGTCGGTCGTCGTCCCTCCTACCACAGCCTTCGTGAGATCCCCGGCGACGCAGTCGGTGTAGTGAAGCTCGGAGAACTGGAGCACCCGGATCGTGTCCGTGTACCCATCAGTTTTGATGGCACCCCCATACAGCCATTGGGTGTCGTCGTCCGAGATGAACCACCCATTCTCCATCGTGTACTCGGTCGGCGTCTGGGCCGACATGGGAATGAAGTCGTCCATCTGGTCCAGCTCATCGAATTGGTCCATGAGCCAGGAGTAGCATTCATTCACCGTGTAAAGCGTGGTCCCGGAGCTGTGGTAGATCCTCTTGTTGATGTAGTCGATGGTCCAGTCAGATGCGATTGGCATGTTCTACCCTCCCATTTGCCTCTCTTGGTTTTTAGCTCGGCGGTTCCGGGACCAGCCGATCGCCTTAAGCCAGAGTCCTGTTACGCTATTGTATCCTCCACCATCGTGATGATGACGGACAGCCCGTCGGAATCAATTTGCCCTGCCTGCCGAACCGGGAAGTACCGAGTCCCGGCAGAAGATTTTCGGACCACCACGTACACGTCCACGTCCGCGACGTAGTTGTACCCGGTATCCGTATAATCCCCATTCCCGTCCGTCGTCCCCTGCGAAATCTGGGCGCCCGTCGACTGGTTCTCGATCCGGACGGAGGCGCCCGTGATGTCGTTCGTGTCCTCGTCCTGAACATGGACCGAGAGCGTCTTCGTGTTCACGATGATGATCGCCCCGTCCACGGTCGAGGAGAAGCTCGTTGTACCCGGATTTGAAGTTCCCGAGGCGTTGATCTTTACGATCCCGTCCCGGTTCACGTAATGGCAGTAAGCATATACGATGTCAGCAGCCCACGTTGACGAGGCCATAGCAGCGGCGAGATCCCCCGACGGAGAAGATCCATCTGCTCCGACGATGATGTAGTTCGAGGAATCCCCTCCGTCGTAGCACACCGCTATCCAGTATTCGGTCGCAGCCGACATCGTATATTCGTCCCAAAACTCGAAATCCACAACGGCATAGCTCGTCCCGATGTCGGAGGTCGCCACGTTCTGTGATGTCGCCAAGGCACTCCCAGTAGGCAATACCCCGCCGTCGGCGTACAATTCGCAGTAGACGTTCCCTGTAGGACTTCCAGATTTCTTCAGATAGAACCGGGCCCTGGACAGCTCGCCCGCCGTCGCCGTAAACTGCATCGACCGCTTGATCATGTACCCAGTATAAAGGTTCACATCAGAGTCCTGGTTCGATTCTGAATAGGATGCGACTGAGGTCGCCTCGACCGAGCTGTCGATGTCCGTTGTGCAGCCGGAGAAGACCATGTTCGACAGGGCGTACGTTCCCTCGGTTTGGAACTCGATCCCCGTCACGCAGTTGATGAAGTTACAGTCCGAGCAGTTGTGGGAGGTGCTGTCCAGCACCAGGGCCACTCCGTCGGAGTCGATGAAGTTACAATACTTGACCGAGCAGGTGTCCGCGTCGACCTCGCCACACGCCTCGAAGCTGCAATCGAGCACCTCCCGGCCGGATCCACTCGCGGGCAGGGCGATGGCGCCGGCGTTGTTAAACACACAGCCGTAGAGCTTCAGCTCATCGATGTCCGTGTCGGTCGCCGTGAAGGCGAAGGGGATGTTCCCCTTCAGGAAGCAGCCGGAGATCCCCCGGGTCCCGGACTTCGTTCCCATCTGGAAGTTGATCGTCCCCCCGGAGTTCCCCTGGACGAGGATCTCGTGGAGGCTGGCGGCGACCGGAACATCCTCGAAGACGACGATCTTCCCGGTGTCCGAGAACTCCATGTCCCCCGAGGTGGTATCCCCAATCTGAAGCTCTCCCTGGACGAAGTTCGCCAGGCCGCTCCGACGCATACAGCCCACCCCGATCGAGTTGTCCCCGTCGAAGATGTCCTCCCAGTCGGCCACGCTCGAGGTGTCCGTGTCCATCTGGAGGCCGGCGTTCCCTACCCTTAGAAAATCGATGTAGCAGTTGTGGGTCGCCTTTGATTTTCCAGTGCACCTGAAGCCCAATCCCAGGCCGTCACAGTTCGACATATCTGGAGCCGTTCCGTTGTTCGTGTCCGGTGCCTGGGCAAGATCCGCCACGAAACACCTCCACCCTCCCTCGTATGTATCCGCCCCGCCAACGTGCCAGTAGCCGTAGTTCGATCCTTCTTTACCAATGATGAAGATCCCGGACTGTCCACTCGACGGGACCAAGTCCTCCAAGACGAAGGCGTTCGTGATCAAGCCCCAGATCCAGAAATGGGTGCCGCTGTAGTCGGTCGCGGTAAATGAGTAGTAATACCCACCCGTCTCGATGTCGCAGTCCCACCCGAGGCAGTCCACCCCGTTGATGGGAGGGGCCTCGTCGTCATCGACCAGGTTGACCGCACCCAGAGAGCCCATAACCCCACTTATGTTATGGGACGAGTAGTTCGTCGTTACATCAGCAGCGTCGAGCAGGGTCAGGGTTGAAACTACATTGACCGCCATACTCAGCCCTCCTTGTAAATGCGGTCGGACAGAACGATGCCAAGGGCAACGTGGGCCCAGAGCGGAGATGAAGGATAAAGGCTGCTTGCCTTGATGCTCACAACCTTGGCCCCGTCAGGAATCCTCATCCCCGTATAATTCGGCCCGGTGATGTAGAGCGCCTTCTCTGGATGAACAAACTCCTTCAGATCCGTCCCTCCCCTCTCCGAGATGTAGACCGGCTCGAGGTCCGAAAACTTTTTCAGGATCTCCTCGAGGGACCCGAACAGGTTCGGCGGGTCGACCGTACAGGTCCCGTCCAGATCGACCGTGTGGATGTCGTCGATCCCAAACGCCTTGGCCGTGAAATCGTAGCACTGATAAATCTGGCGCTTGACATCGAGGCTTTCTTTCATCTTACAGTCCCAATGGGCACATACCTTGACCATGGCCCTCCCTCCTACCAATCCTTCGATTCGGCAAAAATCGGCCCGTAAAATTTCTGGTACAGGTTGTCCCAGTTATACCTCTGCCGGATGTAAGTCTTCGTCATGATCGACTCGTCCCGCCTCATCCGGCCCACGATCGCCTGGGCAACCGCCTCGATCCACCCGGGCGCCGGGTCCGGAATCGTCTGGTTGTAGCTCCCGAAGTCGATGTAGTCCGCGTGCATCCCGGTGACCTCCATCATCATCTGGAGGCTCTTGTTGAGCACCGGCAGCACCCCGCCGGCCAGGACCGCCTCGGGGAGCACCAGGCCAAAGGTCTCCTCGCGGGTCGGGAACAGGAATAGGTTCGAGCACTGGAACAGCTCCCGGATGACCCGCTTTGGCAGCCCCAGCTCGAACTCCTTCTTCCAGTTCGAGGTGAAACAGACCTCCTCGCTCGTCAATCCGTTCCTTTTATAAATCTGCGTGTACTTGGTCACGTCCTCCTTCCTCTGCCGGCCCGTGGCCCACTGATTGGCGATCACGAGCTGGACCTTGAACCCCATCCGCTTCAGGGCCGCGAAGACCATGATCACCTCGCGGGTCCTCTTGGCTGAGAGCCGGTCCGTCGAGGCCGGATAAATCTGGACGATGTCCGCCTGCATCACCCCCGGGTAGTCGTCGATGAAGGCACACGTCACCGGGTCGAAGTCGAACCAGCTCCTCAGGTCCTTCGGGTGGGGGATCACCCGAATGGCCTCGACCTCGGTCCGGAACTGGTCGGCCACACGGCGGGCGTCCGTCTTGTTCGGGTAGGCGATCTTGTGCCGGGTCCCGTATTCGCGCATGTTCCAGAAATCCCTCGAACCGCTCGGGATCGAATGGATCCAGTGGAGCCACCGGTTCTTGCAATCCTGGCCGGCCTGCCGGATCCCCTGCCCGTACGGGAGATTCCAGCCGGTGAAAATCAGGTCGTGCGTGAGGACGATGTCGTACTGGGTCAGCTCCCCCAGGCAGAGGGCCGCCATCTGGCCGGCCACGGCCTTGTGCTCATCCGTAATCTCGTTCCGAGTCTTGTAGTCGATGAGCTTGGCCTTCGGGATCTTCTTGTGGATCCGGGCCACATCGACCCCCGGGGGGTTCTTCTTTCCGTGGTAGTCCTCGGTCACGTACACGGCCACCTCATGGCCTCCTCGCTCCAGGATCTTCATCTGGTCCAGCACGATCCCGGTCAAACTGTAGCCTGACACGAACTCCCTGAAAGTGGTTAAAATTGCTACCTTTTCCATTGTCTCCTCCATGGCGATTCCGCTGAGCGGTCGCCCTCTGGAATTGCAAGCGCCTGCAAATCACCCCGACATTATGCTGACTACAGACCTCGGATCCTCCTGCTCCGGTCCACTCTTCCGGATCACCAGGACGACGTACTGGGCCGTCCTGACCCGGGGAGATGCACTGGCGACGTGGACCACCATCTGGGCTGTCTTGATCTCGTTCCCATCACCCCGGAGAACCTCCATCGATGCGTCTGAAATCCTGATCTTCGCCATTACTTGATCCCCTTACCCAGCCTGTGGGGCATCCGGCCGATCCGCCCCGGGCCGACCCACGCGAACGGGTTCCCCCATTCCTCGAACCCGCTGTTCCCATTTGGCGGCGGCGGCTCCGTCTTCTCGGCCACCGAGAAGTACGTGATCGTCACGGTCGAGCCCTTCCCCTTGCCTCCCCATCCAGGCTTCCCGTTGCTCCGCAGGAACTCGCTCGAGATCCCAGATACGCTGATCTTGAGCAGGTCCTGGGAGTTCAGTCCGGTCCCGGCCGTCGGCCTGGCAAAAAAGGCGCCGGACTCCGAATCCACCTCTGTCCAGTACGAAATCTTCGTCACCTGCTTTCCGGATCCCACGTCCAGGTCCGCGAGCTTCTTGCTATGCTCGACCGTCATCGTCGCAATATCCAGGCAGTTCAGGTAGTCATCCCCCGTGCCGTCCTCCTCGGAGTTGTACCGATACCAGAACTTCCCGTTCGGCGATACCTGATGCTGGTCATGGTAGTTCGTCGTCCAGTAGGTATCCTCCAGGACGCCGGTCATGGTCTTCGTCGTTAGGTCGAACTTCCCGATGTGCTGCCGATAGTAGGTCCCAGAGTTGTAGGCCGTCCCCGTGATGATCAGGCAGTTGTTCGTCTCGTCGTAGGCCACGACCGACGCCACGGACCAGTTATCGTCCATGTGCTTGAACGACGAGGAGACATCGTAAAAGTAGTCGATCGACCCGTCCGACGGATCCACCCCCAGCAGGTACCAGCCGTAGTCGATCGCTGTCGCGCAAGGCGACGGGGTACAGTGGCGCCCCCAGCTGATCGCCCAGACGTACGATCCGTCGTAGGTGGTCCCGGATTCCGGGTTGCACGGATCTGTCCAATCCTCCGAGTTTGGCCCGACCGTGCAGCAGTTGTAGGGCCCATACCACAGGTTCGTCCAGGCTCGGGTCATGTCGCTCTTGTTCGTTCCGATCAGCCCATATTCCCACGGACTGTGTAGCACATAATTTCCCGCAGAGACGCTGACGAGCGGCGTGTCGTAATCCCCATCGGTCGCCTTCGTCGTCCCGAAATCAGGCAGGTCGTACTTCACCAGCTCAGTTATCCCACCGTTGGCCGCCCGATAATAGAGGGCATCATCATCGATGCCGCAGTTATTCGAGTCACCCGCCGCTGGCCGGTCCGCTGCCGTGGTCGACCCCTCCAGGGAAAGCTCCGCCGTGTCCCAGCAGTAGGATCCGGTCGAATAGATGGCCACGATGTACCCGTTCGACGGCGTGACCCGGAGCCCAATAGCACCACTTGTCGGACCAGAGGGAGAGAACAGCTCTGCCTCCCAGGATGGCTCCTCTCCGGAAACCATCTGCCCGACCAGGGTCCAGTCCCCCGGCTCCGAGGTCCCATCCTGCCAGATTTTCGCTCGGATCGTCTGCGTGGCCATCTGTACCCGAACCCAGTAGTAGGTGTTCGCGGACCACGCGAACGCGGTCTCGTCGATGACGATGTAGTTCGCCCCCTTGACCGAGGAGATCACCAGCATGTCCCCATTCTGGACCGAGACCTTGTAATACGCCTTGACCCCGCCGACCTCCTCGAGGCGCCCGACGAGCTTGAACTGCTCCCCGGTCGTGTTGTTCGTCTTGAGCAGGCCCAGCATCTCGATTGTGGACCCGTCACCAAAGACGTCCATCGTGTAGACGATCTCCCCGTCCGTGGCCGCGTCCGTCTGGATCTCGTGAGCCTTCCCCCCAGGCTGGCCGGCGTCCGTCACGACCTCATCGGAGACGAGGGTCTCCTCCTCGACCTGCTTCGTCCATCCCGGCGGCGGGCTCCCCGTCGGGTGGTCTCCATACGTGTCCCACGCGACCTTCTTTCCCATGTCCTTCTCCTAATCGAGCAGCAGGACCTCAAACGTGTCCGAGCCGGATTCCGTCTGAACCTGGAAGAGGTTCTCGCCGGCCTCGAGGGCGATGTCGAGGCTGAGCATTTCCTCGATCGTGATGTAGTCCGTCTCCCCCACCCTCCGGGCCTTCCAGCGGTTTCCAGAGCGGAGCTTGCAGAGCAGGGCCTTGCAGAACTGGCTGGCGGGAATCTTCACCGTTCGCCAGGTCGACCCGTCCACGTACTCGTTGAAGATCCCGGAGATTTTGGATCCCCCGGGAATTGGGTGGCCGGCACCGTCCCTCCTGTACGGTCTGGATTCCTCCATTCACTGATCTCCTATACCGTCGTGGTTGTGGTGGCCGGCGGCGCCGTGGTCGTGGTCACGACTGGCGGTTCCGTCGTGGTTGTAATCAGATCAATATTTTCGCATCCCTCGAACACATCGAAATTATTGAAGTACCCGGTCGCCGTCGGATTCCCGGACCAGCTCTGGGTCTCGAAGAAGACCTCGCAATCGTAGGCGCCCCAGGTCTCGCTCCGGAGCTGGGACCAGTCGGACCCGGTCCATCGGTAGACCGTGACCGTGGAGCCGGCCCGGGCAATCCGGAACTTGCAGTCCGTCTCTGCGTACGGGTGGTGATCCTCGGTCGACCCGTCGAAATCCGTCCGGTACCCGTGCTGGCCGTAATACTTTCTGAAAACCTTGACCTTGTAGGCGCCCCTCCGGATCCCGAACCCGATCCACCAGCTGTTCGTCGTCGGATTCCCAGAGGCGTCCAGGTCGACCCGGATGTCGAAGTCCCCGGTCAGCTCCCAGAGGCTCTGGATCTCGCGGGTCGTGTCGTCAAAATCGATGTACGCCCGGAGCTGGTTGCTCTGGATCTGGAAGTCCGTGGTCGTGGCCGGCGAGACGTACTCCCACTTCTCGGCGTCGGCGGGGGACCCGTTGCTTCCGTTGAAGGGGTCGTCATACCAGCAGTCCGGCGGCCGCGAAGTCGTCGTCGTCGGCGGCGGAGGCGCCGTGGTCGTCGTTGTCGTAGCCGGCGGCAGAGTCGTGGTGGTCGGGGGCGGAATCGTCGTGGTCGTCGGGGGTGGAGGCGGAGCCGTTGTGGTGGTCGTTGTCGAGGTGGTCGAGGTGGTCGTCTGTGCCCACTGGTACGGTGTCCCTCCACCCGTCGCAATCGAAACGCAATCCCAGCTTGAATCTACGTCTCGCTCGTAGACCCCGACCCACCCAGGCGTTGAAATATGCCCTACTCCTGAAGACGTATAGTCGATATTCCATGTGCCGGGCTCGGTAGTCCCCCATTCCCAGACACGAATCTGCTTCCTTACTCCGGTCTGTGCATCTGTAAGTCGGAATCGAATCCAGTACCAAGTATTCAAGCTCATCGTGAAGGCGGGATTCGAGAGGGTAGTTGTCCCATACCCTGCTGCGTCGAACCGCCTGAGCAGGATCTTTTGGCTGGCTTCATCGAGATTGAATACGTAACCCCGTTCGCTTGCCCCGTCGCCAGCTCCGCGAATTACGATCCCGCCTCCGGCGTCTGTTCCTGCACTTGAATGATGTTGCTTGGCACAAGCCAGAACTTCAACCGACCCATCTGTTCCATTTGTATCATTCCACCCAAGCCCATAAGCGTTGTCTGCTGTTCGATCCCCAAACAGCCTCGACCCTCCGCCTGTCTTTCCTCCAAACTCTTTTGTCCAAGTGATCCCGCTCGTATCCCAGTGATTCGTCCAGTCTGACGGCTGAACGCCCTGTGTATATTCATCGAATGCTGTCTCCCAATACTCCGGAGGCGCTGTCGTGGTCGTTACAACCGTCGGCCATTCAGGAGTTCCTCCATTGGTCGCAACCGCAAAGTAATCGATCCGGTCAAGGTACGTATCTGAATCATACCAGAAGGTCCCTGCCTTTCCTGCCGGAATACGTGTCGTATCCGCATATTCCACATCCCAAGCAGATGGTTCTGTCGTCCCGTACTCCCACGCCTTCCCGTACAAGAGATGCCCATTGACCTTGAGCCGGAGCCAATACCATGTATTGTATCCGATCGTCTTCGACGCCGTATCAACCAGAACTGTCGCCCCGCTCTTGATCGTCCTCAGCTTGATCGTATTGTCGCCTGGGTCCCATGCGAGATAATAGGCATTCTCTGATCCACTCGATCCAGAAACCCGCAGGCAGGCGCCTCCCCAGTCCTCTCCCGAAGAGGCCGTCCCCTTCATGAACAGCACCAGGGCCTCTGCATTTTCTACATCGCCGATGTCATCCCATGTATGGGCGAGATACCCCGAACCCGAGGCGTCAACCAAGAGCTGATTCCCACCAACTACAGAGTTCAGGATCTTCTTGATCTTGATGTCCTGCGTCGTACGCCACTGCCTGGTCCAGTCCGAGGCGTTCGCGTCTCGGGCATACTCCGAAAAATCTGTCTCCCAATATTCGGGAGGCCCGGTCGTTGTGGTCGAGGGCCCGATCGCCGTCCCACCGTTCGTCGCCACGCTGAAAAAGTCGACGTGCGTGGCGTCCACATACTGCATCACGCCTGCCCAGCCCGCATCGCTGATTTTGGTATCGAGAAAATCGTGTACCCACGTAGACGGTTCTGCGGAAATCGAACCGTCCCATATCTTTGCTCGGAGCCTGTTCCCGATCATCCTGGCCCGGATCCAGTTCCATCTCGTATCTTCGGCAAGAGTCGAGTTCTTTCTGTTCAGGGCTGTATAGGTTCCGCTGATATACCTTGCCGCCCCAAAGTGACCGTCTGTCCTTCTTAGTTGGGCAAGATAACAGTTCTCAGTCCCGGCCCCTCCAGATCCCCTCCAGATAACCCGACCCGCGCTGTTCGTGTCTGCTACCACCCGCAGGCGGGCCAGGATCTCAAGGTCCCTCACACTCCCAACGTCGTCCCACGAGGCGGCGTATTGGGCACTTGCACTATTATCTACTTGCAAGCATTTCCCACCATACGCCCCCCAGTCCCGAACAGTGATCGATCCACTCCCGGTGTTGTATCTTTCTGTCCAGTCGCCTGGAGCCGTATCCGAGGTGTACTCCGAGAAGTCTGTCCACCAGTAATCAGGCGGGGCTGTCGTCGTGGTTGAAGTCGTGCTCGTCGTCGCTGGCGGGGGCGTGTCTGTGGTCGTTGTGCTCGAGGGCGACGACGTGACAACCGCCCCGATCTGGGACGTCCCGAGGCTCGACGGAGTCCACGCCGACCCAGTCGCTGGATTCCTCTCCCACAGTCCTTGATAAATCTCGTAGCTTGTCCCAGGCTCTTTTTCCAGGTCTGCCAGATAATCTTCCCCGTCGATGGTTACAACGCCCGTAACGCCCATACCCGTTCCGGTCTTGTCCAGCTTCGTCGACAGGTTGACCGCCACCCCCTTAATGTCGCCATAATTTCGACAGTGTCCATAGGCATGTTCTTCGTACACGTTCGCATACGTGTGGAGCGTCTTGTCGCCCTTCGTGTATGCTTCGATGTAGCTGGTATCCTCGTCGATTGCCTGCTCGTCGTTTACGGCATCCCAGCTCTCGCCCGTATTCGGAACCCAGTGTTGCGTGTCCCCGTCCGAGATCGTCGGGCGCATCGTTACATAACACTCGCCCAGAAAGTCGTTGTTCATCGTTCCAGAATCATCACAGATATACATCGAATTGTAATATTGGTTTGTACCGCTCGACCGTCGGAGAGCAAATCGTGTCGCGCCGCTGCTCGACTGGAACTTTGTATCGACGTCGTCGACCCTAAGAAGAGTCTGACCATTCACCCTGACTTCCGAATACCCATTCGTGTCGTGGATGTAGGTCTTCCACTCAAGATACTGCCAATGGGTCCCCAGCAGGACCGGATCTGTCCTGCCGAGTTCCGTCCCGTTGTAGTCACCCCTTCTCAATATGAGAGAGAAGTCGTTCACCCCTTTCTGAAGTGTAACCTGATTGCCATCGGCGTTCTTTATCTGGAGCCCGTAAAACGTACCGGCAAGGTAGACCGTGTTGTAGAGTCTAATACCGACGATCACCGTATCGACAGCTCCTCCGGCATACGGGGAAAAATCTACCCACGACGTTGTCGACCCGCCATATTCAACGTGCAAATACTGTGCTGTGTATCCTTCCCCTTCGTCTCCGACCGTCGTCCCGCCCGTGAGGATGATCCTGTTCGCAGTCGTCCCGTCATACTTCTGACCGAAGTCTGCCGTGGCATAATGTCCAAAGCCATCGAAAAATAGCAGCGCCATGTTCTTCCTCTACGCTGTCGTTGTCGTTGTCGTCACCGGGGCCGCCGTAGTCGTGGTCGATACCACATCCAGCGGATCTCCCATCGACTGTCCAAACTCACAGGCGGCGATGTTGTCCTGGGTCCAAGGATCGCCGTCCCACGGTCGCCGTTCCCAGATCGTATGGCTCCTTCTCCATGAAGCTCCCAGAAATCCTCGGGTCGGATCGGCGCATCTTTTGGTATAATCCTGACCCCCATACCGAACAGCCCCTTTATAGACAGCCGTCCCACCACTTGGTTTCCTTGCATACGTTACCGCAGCAACCGCCTTGATCTGATCCGTGACCAGCGGGTCGAGGGACCCGACCTCATACGTGTCGATGTCGTCAATCTCATTCGCCGTTACAAAGTCGCTGGTACTCGTCGAGGGATCGTCCACCAGGTTCCAGTTCGTCGATCCGGTCGATGGCACAAAATCTGAGTGAAAGCCTGCCCCCGTCGGGTAGAGCGTATCGATGCGAACGTCCCCCAAGAAGTCGTTGTTATACGCCCCGCCCGGAACGATGATATACATATCATCATACCGGACGTGTTCGTTGTTCGAGTTGTAAAATATGTACCGACTCACCGTTGCCACTGACTGGTTCTGCGTGTCCTTTCCGGTCTCGTTGATCACCTCTTGACCGCCTACCCTCACAGAAAAATCCGCCGAATTTCCGATCTCAACTTTCATTTCGATGAAGTACCACGTATTTACCGCAATCACTCCGGCATCCGATTGCCCAACGATTGTCCCGGTATGGTCTCCTCTTCTTAAAGCGAGGGACCCGTCGCTCTCCACTCGTAGCGTAACCTGGACCCCCTGATAGTTATACAAACGCATACCGAACGGGCTTCCAACATCAGTCAGATGGTACAGTGCATGGCCTATGATCACGGTACCCGTCGCTGGAAAACATTTATCAAGCCATCGTGAAGCGCCAAACGCAGCGTCAATCTGGATGCAGTTGGTCCCATTCCTTCCCGATCCAGAAACGATGCTGAGTTCGCTCGTATTCCCACAGTGATCATATACATCCATGATTTCGTTGGTGCCGTAATAATCACAGTTATCGAAAAAGACCAGTGCCATGACCCTCCTCCTACGCCGTCGTGGTGGTCGTTGTCGCACTCGGCGGCTGTGTCGTGGTAGTCGGCGGCGGGGCTGCTGCCGGCGGAGCCGTTCCACGGATTCCGGCCAGGATGAACCCGACATCCTGGAGGTCGTCGTCCTGCGGGTTCGGCGCCGTTACCGTCAGGACGTCTCCCGCCTCGAGTTCGGTCTGGTACGCGCACACGAAGGTCGCCGTGTTCTCCCCTGCCGCAAACCGCATCGTGGCAAACTGGGTCCCGTTCTTCTTGATCGAGAAGACCGCCAGAGCTTTCGGGTCCACCGCACAATATCCCTGGCTGTTCGCCAGGTCCTCCGGGAAGACGACCGTCCGGACCATGGGGAGCTGGACCATGAGGCCCTCGGCCGGCGGGTAGCCGTCGAAGGTCGCCCCAATGTCGTAGGGCCTCGAGGCGGTCGAGGCGTCGAACGATACCTGGAGGTGAACCGGGAAGAACGCATCGGCGGCCACGTTCCGGTACCCGAGCAGGACCCGGTTCCAGAGGACCGTGTTCGAGGTCGCGCCCGTGTTGATCGTTGCCACCTGGACCGTCACGACGGTGTTGTTCACCTCGTCCAGATCGACGTAGGCAAACTGTCCGTCGGCCACGTAGATCGAGCCGGCGTCGACCGTATTCTGGATCAGGGTCCCATCCGACCGCGTGAAGTGGATCCGCATCGTGTCGTTCCAGCTCAGATAGGCTGTGTACGGATTCCAGCTGATCTCCCCATCACAGTGGACGATCACGTTCTTCATGTACGTGATCCCTCTGTCCAGCCCCGACACGATGGGGTTCAGATGGTCCGCCTTCATCAGCGTCCCAAAATCGACAAAGGCTATGTGAAAGTTGTTTCCCATGGTCAGCTCCCTGTCATTCTCTCGATAATACTGTTGACGGACGCCCTCATGCTCTCAGGAAGGCCGTCGGCCAAGGCACTCAGGGCCCTCTTCTGCTGCTCGGCATAGTACCTTTTCAACTTCTCGGGGTCGGCATTCTGCTGAGCCCGCTGAAAATCAGACCGGATCCCCTTCACCTCTTCCAGGATGTCCTCCAGTAACCTCTTCATCTCGCTCATGATTCAAACACCTCGTATGGGTGGACAACCTCCCCGTCGGCTCCGATCAGCGTTATGTATAGCTGGGTCCGAATCTCGTATTCGTACCTCAGCGTCGCCAGGAGAACGGGGGACTCTTCAGACCCGTAAATCTTTGCCAGTGCTGTGTTTACCCCGAAGGCGTCACAGTACCAATCACTGTCATATCCTCCGACCCCGGTCCATCCCGCGTGCTGATAGGCATCATCTGTCCCTTCCAACGTCCAGGTTTCCGGCTCTGCGGTCCCGTCCTCCCAGAGCTTCACCTTGAGTTCCGTCGCAATCACCCGAAACCGAATCCAGTAATCCGTTCCGACTGTCGGCACGAATGGAGTAGAGGCAATCCACCACCCACCCGACGGATCAAGAAAGGAGACTTCCCTCCACCCGCCCAGGATAAAGTCCGTATCCGAAAACCTGACATAGTAGGCATTCGTCACGGGATACGTGCCGTGTGCTCGGGCGAAGATGTAGCACTTGTGGCCGGCTGTTTCCGTGACACGAACTTTTGTCAGAATCGACAGGTCCTTCGTGTTATCCAGCGGGTCCCAGGACAACATCTGCCTCCCCGTGTTCCCCTTGGAGTCGTGGAACAGCACCTTCGACCCATACCCCTGACCAGGCGATACGGCGTGGAAGGTCCCGTAGGTTGTCCCCTGGTAACGCAGGGACCAATCATCGGGCTGGGTCCCCTCCGAATACTCTGAGAAATACGTGTAATGGTCCATCTCGGGCAGTGTACTGGCCGGGGCGTCCTTCTCCCGGTAATATGTGAACGTGCAGGACGAGGCCGCCGCACCGGTCGAGCACCCAATGCTCTCGTACGAGATCCCCTCATCAGGCGAGTACAGATACCCGGACCCTGTCCCCGCGAACTCCAGCGTGATGTACCACCCCGTTGGAGCCGGCCCGCCCATCGGAACGCCGCGCTGATCACATATCTGCACCGTGATGTCCTGCGAGGACATCTCGTAGGGCATCTCCACCGTCTCGGGTGTTACCTTGATGATCGCTGGGTGCGGCTCCTCCCAGTCGGGCGTGATGTCCTGTGCCCTCGCCCAGACCATTCCCGGGTACATCAGGATGGATCCGAGCAGGACGTGGTCCGCCGGCGTGTCCGGGATCTCCGGGCTTGTTGAGTCCGGGACTCCCTGCACCAGGTCGAGCACTCCATCCGCCCCAACCACGATAATATCGAACCGGTACTCGTTCCCCACCGGCGGCGCGGCCAGATACACGATGCCGGCACAAAGGGCGATCGGGATCTCCCATCCAGACGGAATCTCGTATCCCACCGGAACAGCCTCCAGCTCGTAGACCACGTTGTCGATTCGGTAATACCCTGTCGTTACCCAAACAGCCATAACCTCAACGCCGGCCACCTGCCGGATCGAGCATCCCTCGATGACCGCATCCGCTCCGGTCGGCGGATCGGTGACGACGGTCGTCCCTGGAACCAGGAGTCCGGGACCAACTACGTCCACCCTTTTTCGGATCCCTCCACGGTGCCGGATCTGAACGGACATTCCCCTCTGAACCCAGTGGGGCCTGCTCTGTGGATCGTCCCAGTCGTTGGCAAATCGGGCCTTGATCGGATACGGAGACCCATGAACCAGCACGGTCAGGACCCGATTCTCGGTGTCTATGCTTGCAATCACGGCGTCCCGCGTCTCGGTCCGGCGGTTTGCCTCACGACGCATCGCACGACGCAGCATTTTTTTGCCGGCATATTTCATCCTACGATCCACCCTTCCATGTCATCGATGAAGTAGCCCCCGCCGCCAGCTCGTCCTCCCTTGGCCGAATACCTGAATTTCCTCGTCAGCTTCGTCACGAAGATCCGCATCGTCTCCCCGGTGTACGGGTGGGGGACCGTGATCATGTCCCCTTCCTCGTCCTGGAGGTGGGTGATCTTGGAGAAGTTGACCCGCTTCCTCTGCCACTGGAGCATCTTCATCTCTCGCTCCGCCCGCCACTGGGCCTGGGAGATCGTGTAGCAGAGAGGGTCATCCCATGACTTGGCGATGATCCGACCGATCTCATATTGCAGGTCGAGATCGTCCACGATCACCGAGAACTCTCTCCGGATCTCCGTCACCGGCCTCGCATGGACCCGGTACTGGTAGTTCCCGATCGAGGAGAGGATCTCGAAGACCACGGCAAAAGCCAGGGCTCGAGCCGCCGACCCGGGAAACGGCAGTGTCGTCCCGGTCGTCGCATAAACCCCAAACGTGATCACCAGGTCCGGAATGAGGAGCGAACCCAAGGCAGCCGCGATCGCCGTGATCAGGGCGCCGGTCAGATCCGTGGCCTCCACTTTGACCACCACGTACGTGTCAGTCGACGAGACGATCTTCATGTAGACGTTGCCTAGCATATCAAAGATGAAGCTGTTCGCCGCATCCTCGATCTTTTCCAGACGCGGCTCCACGCACCTCTTCCGCTTGTCCGGGCTGTAGTAATGCGTGAACGTCTTCTTGAATCCCCACCATCCGAAGGTCCCGTGGGACTCCACGACGGGCTCCTCCTGGTGAATCACATCCTCCCACTCCAGGGACTCACCTTTGATGATCACCCGGTTCGTCCAGTCAGACATCTGATAGTCGGGCGTGAAGTGCAGCAGTCTCGTACTGTCCGAATAGACGTGGTCCACCGGGTTCGTGACGATGTCGTCGTTGATGTACCGGATCGTGAACTTTCCATCGACATTCACCCGCCAGTAGTAACCGAATCGATCACAGATGTCCTCGATGATGTCCATCAGGTCCTCTTCGGTCCACTGCATCGAGAGGTACGCCTGGTTCTCCATCAGCTCCGGCAGCAGGATCTCTGTGTTTGGATCCAGGTTCCCGTGCGTCTCGAGGACGTCCTGAAGGACATATTGTGGATACGTGTCGACATACTCTTGCGTGAAGATGTCCTGGTCCTCTTCCATGAACATGATCAGGTCCTTGGCCACGACCTGCATGGTCGGATAGGTACCGCGCTCGTGCTTGAGCTTGACGTTATCGATGTAGAAGGTCCCCATGTCCTGCCAGTATTCAACCCAGTCAGGGTCTTCGTACACCGACTCGCCAAACCGCAGATACAGTTTCGCCCCACGCTGCATGTATGGACTCAGCAGGGAGGTCGTGTGGTACGGATCGAAAAGATGCCCACGGCCGAGGGAGAACGAAAGTTCGCTCGGCTCCCCCTCGATGCTCTGGGTCTTCTTCACCTCCCCGATCAGGAACGGAGTGATCAGCTCCGTCCCTTCCCGCCCCCAGTACAGGTCGTAATCGAGCTTGACCTGCCTCGTCCAGAACGCATACAGGAAATCTTCGTCAGGATCCTGGACGGGGCTCGCATGAAAGTCTGCAATCCCGTCCGTGAGCTGGGAGGTGGCCCCGACTGTCCAGCCCCCGTCATAGGTTATGTTAAAATACTGGTTGCTTCGCAGCAGGCCGTACCGGTTGACGGCGATCACGCCCTGCCATGGCCGGGTCTGCCCAAAGTTCGCCCCACCGATCATCGTCCCCGTCGCTTCGTCGTACGCCAGCGCATAGACTCGGGCCACCGGATTCCCCGGCAGGAGGCCGGCCACGCTGCTGTTATCATGATGCAGCCACTCGTCAGCCTGTGTATCGTACAGGTAGAAGCCGTACTGCCCCCCGGTCATCACCAGCTCGTGGTCCTGTGTCGGCTCCACCCTCCACGGTTGAACCCGGTATCCCCACTCGGCAAAGGGGTTGTGCATGGATACCTCGCCCGTGTCCAGGTCACATCTGATAAGCCCGTGCTTGTAGTCGTCCGTTTCTCCCAGATAATCGATGGTTCCCCAGATCGCGTTGTCCATGTAGCAGAGTTTCCGGATACCCTGCGCGGGCCAGTCCTCTCCACCTGGGGAACCAGCTCCGAAGGAGTGGGTCGTACCTCCCTCGGAAATCGAGTACACAATGACGTAGCTGTTCCCGCCTATGATCATCATGTCCAAGTCTTCATAGATCCGAAAATCCGTGGCGGAGGAGTTCTCCCTCGTCGTGAACTGGTTAAAATCATAGAACGGGTCGGGAACCGTCTGCGTGAGATCGATGTATCCAATTCGATCGGCCGCCGACAGATACCCGCTTGTCCAGATCCACATCTTCATCCGGTCCTGATCGATGTCAATAAACTTCGTGCCCTCGCCAATCACGGCCAGGTTTGGCTCGACTCCCCAGTCGGTTCGTTGCCAATTCCAATAATGCCTGATCCAGTCGTTCTCTCCATCGAGGACGGCGATGCCTATTTCAAAATCCCCGTAATAGCTCGAGTCCGAAGCAACCGCGATGATGTTCCGTCCCTGCCGGGTATTCCAGAGGCCCACATTGGTTGAGCAGAAGTTCCCATAAGGTCCCGGCGGATCGCACGGGTTCTTCCCGAAGTAACCGTGGTACCCAGGATCGTACCCGTCCGAGGTGTAGCTCCAGCAGTCGTCGATCTCCCAGGTGTCCAGATCCATCTTTATCACGGACCTGAACTGCTGCCACGTTCTGGTCTCCCCGTTGATGCAGTACACCTTTCGATTCACCCAATCCCAGCCGATGGACCGCACGCTCGAGGTCGTCGCGCCGCCGGCCCCACACCACTCGACGTCCTCGTACTGTTCCCCGGCAGATGACTTGTGCAGAGCCGTCGTCTTCTCCGTGAAGGCCACGAACTGGGAGGCAGTATCATCCTGAAATGCAATCGGGTGTTCGGCCGTGATGATGGCCGTGTCGTAGAAGGTCGCCTGGACGGCGCCTCCCCAGGTCGATCCGTCGTCGGTCGAAATCGAATAAAAAATGTTCGAGATTTCGTGGGCGTTCTCGTCGATCTCGTTCACATAATCGAACCACATGAACACATCGTCCGTGTCGAGCTGCACCAGGGAAGGGTGGTCCAGGTGTCTCGTGACGAGCAGGCCCGAGACGGAGGGCGTGGCCACTGTCGTCCATGTCTCGAAATCGGTCGAGGTCGAGGTCTGGAAATCGTAATCGAGCCCCCGGCGAACGGTCCACACGGCCAGGTAGGTCCCACTCGACAGCAGGATGACGAAGGGCTCGCTCATCCAGTCGCTCGACCCATAATTGGCCACTGTCCCGGAATCCTCCACCCCACCACTCGCGGCCAGGACCGCCCACTTGACCAGGTTGTTCGCCCCCCGCTCCAGGTACAGCATCCCGATCTTGCCATCCGGCCTCTCCACGATGGCCGGCGAATCGACCTCAGAGCCAGTGAGGATCGTCTGGAAGGATAGCTCCAGGCGCTCCGCGTCGGAAAGCCCGAACCGGATGGCCGAGGCGTCCACGGCATAGACCACCACGATCCGGCCGTTCGAGAGCATCAGGGCGTTCGGGTGCTGGTCGTATTCCGCTGAGCTTTGCAGCTCGAAGGCCGGCATCGGCAGGACCTCCATCTCCGCGCCGGCCGCCTCGATGTCCACGAGGGGTCTCCGGTTCTGCAATCCCTGAGCGGCCGCCAGGGCCGCGTCCAGCGTCAGTGCCATATTTATGCCTCAGACATGAGGAGCAGGCGCATCTTCGCCTGCCTCCGGTAAAAGATGTCTGTCCCGACCACCTCGAGCATCTTCGCCGCGAAGTCGATGATCTCCACGTAATAGCTCTTGATCTGGTCCACCGTTGTCAGGGTCGCGCTCTTCGGCGTTCCGCTGTCGTCCTGGATCACCTCGGTCCTCTGGAAGGTCCCGGTCGTTCCGGTCACCTCGATGTAGCTGTATATCTCATCCACCAGGGAGATCGTCCCGGTCGCCCCGCTGGTCTGCCCGGTGACCACAGCCGTCGTGACAAAGGGGCCCTCCGTCACCGTCCCGTGGAAGAGGCGGTCCGCCTGGTCCGGTTCCCAGAGCTGCGTGGCCGACAGCTCGAATATTTCGCTCAATCGGTTGAACTCCTCGACGGGCAGCCAGTCCCACTCCAGGATCACCTCCCCGCCGATCACGAACATCCCCCAGTCGAAGAAGACCCCGGACTCGTACGTCTTCACGAACGACTGGTGGCGTGTCTTTTTCGGGACCGGCCACCGATCCGGGGGCCAGGTCATCTCGTATCCGCCGATTTTCATTTATACATACTCCCTCAGTGTCTGCCGGACGGCCTCCTCCACGGCGTCCTGGATCTCGCCGGCCAGGTCCAGGTCCCCGGTGGTCACATCGACGGGCACGTTGATCGTCGTCCCGCCCACGCCCCGACCGACGGAGAGGGCTCTCTCCGCTGTCGGAGGACCTGCCAGGCCGCCCTCCTGGAACCGTTCCGCGTAGACAGCCGGCCTCGAGGTGCTGGCCGAGCTTCTCAGCACCTGGTTGAAGTCCACCATCCGACGGTTCAAAAGCTCCATAAAGGCCACCCCATAGTGGCGGACGGCCTCGGCCCGGATCACGAACTCCTCGTCCTGGAGCCAGGCCGGAATCTTGTCGATCCCGGGGCGGCCTCGAATCTGTCCACCCTTGGGCTTCTCCACTCGCCGGGTCGGTTCCGATGCCTCGATGAGCTGCTGCAAGGGCGTCCCGACTCGCGTGAGAATCGTCTTGGTCTCCCGGATCGGCCGAAGCTCCTCGCTCTTTCTCTGGATCTCTTCGACCATCTGGAGGATCCGATGCCGGCGCTGTCGAACCTGCTCCGAGATCCTGGTATCCGGTCGCCGAACCTCTGGCATTTCCAGCATTTTGGGGGTCTGGACTTCGACAGGGATCCGTATAGGGGCAGGCGTTTCTGTCGGAATTTTGGCCACTTCTGGTGGCCTCTGGACTGCTTTCTTTGGCCTGGGCACCCCAGCTTCGAGGACCAGGAGGGGCTCCTGCCGCTCCCGCCGGCCCGTTCTCAGCACCCGTCTGGTCACAGGCGCCGCTTCCTGGGGGATCTCCTTTTCTCGTACTCGACGGAACGGCCCGGACACCTTCGTCAGGATGGTCCGCATCTTCTGGAATGGCCGGATCTCCTCGCTCCGTTTCTTCACCTCATCGACCAGCTCGACGACCCGGTTGCGGCGCCGGCTGACCTGCTCCAGGAACTTGGTCTCGCGCCGGCGGATCTCCTTGGTCGGCGCCTCTTCCAGGACCTGTTCTCCAGCCCTTGCGCGTACGGGCGCGGGCGGCCTGGGGGGCCGCTCTTTCCGGGGGACCAGGAGATCCTGGACGGGCGCCGGCTTCTCCAGCGTTCTCCTGGCTGGACGCCTCGGCCGGTCTGGAGCCGTTCTCTCCTCCCGAACCGGCTGGATCTCCGCGCTCTTCTTTCGGATCTCATCGACGAACTCGACCAGGCGATGCCGGCGCCGGCTGATCCGATCCGTGATCCGGGTATCCTGGCGGCGTACCACCTCGGGCAGCTTCCTCGGCTCCTTGCCAGGACGCTCCACCGGGGCGCCGGCCACGACCGGCCGGCCAGGGGCCTGCTCCTTCCTGGGTCTCAATAAGCCGAGGAGAGGCTCGACGACCTTCTCGGACATCCGCTGGACCGGTGAGATCACCCGGGTCAGCACGGTCCGGGCCTCGCCGGCTGGCTTCGTCTCCTCGGTCCGGCGCTTGATCTTGTTGACGAACTCCTCGATCTTGATCTTCCGCTGGTTGACTTTCTCCATGAATCCGGCGCCGTAATGTCGGACGGCGGACCGGCTCATCACGTATTCCTTGTCCGTCAGCCAGGCGGGGATCTTGTCCTTCCTGGGCCGGGCCCGCATCAGGGACGCGGGCGTGGTCTTCGTCGAGAGCCTGGTGGGAGACGGCATCGCCGGACCCACGGGGATCCCTGCCCGGGACCTCGAGGGCGTTCCCCCCTTGGCAAACTTGAAGACAGGCTCGGTCAGTTTCTGGAGGATGGGCACCTGTACGGGCACCTTCCGGACCGTGCGACCCTTAGAAAACCTGAAGACGGGCTCCGTTGGCCTGGTGGTTGGATCCTTTACCGGAATCTTTCGGACCTGGCCTCCCCGGGCAAACTTCTGCACCGGCCGGCCCACGGGCCTGATGGATTCCTGGATCGTCTTGACTCGACGAACAACGTCCACGGGCGGGACCTTCGGGACCACGATCTTCCCCAGCTCCACCGTTCGGCCCCGAAGCCGGACCGCGCCTCCCTCTTCAAACCGGAAGATGGGCTCACCCACCACCTCGCGGGCCCGCCTGCGTGTGGGCGCTCGCGCAACCCGTCCACCCTTGACGAGCTTCTGGATGGGCCGGCCCACCGGACGCATGGCCTCCTCGACCGTCCGGACCTGGCGGATCACGGGCGGGATCCTGGGAACCGTCACCTTCCCGACCTCGATCGTCCGCCCCCGGAGCTTCACGGTCCCGCCCTCTGCGAACCTCGGCACGGTGGCCCCGACTCTGGCGATTGCTCCCTGCGTCGTCTGGGCGAATCTCACCATCCCACCCTCGGCCGCCTTGATCGTGGTGGCGATGATGTTGGCCACGCGGGCCATACCGGCGGCCACGATCGTGGTGGCCATGGCCATCTTGAGCCACCCGGGCCCGGGGGTGTCCTGCATGGCCTTGTTCGCGGCCGTGTAGGTGGAGATGATGGCCTCGGCAACGGCCACGGCCTTCTGGGCATAGAAGAACGCCTTCATCTCCTGGCCGCTCGCGGCGTACAGATCGGCGAACATGGACTCCATGTACCCCAGCCCGTCCTTGACGATCTGGAGACGCTGTTTCATATAGGCGTCTTGAACTTCTTTCTCTTTCTTCTCCCTCTTCTCCTGCTCGGCCTTCATCCAGTCACGGAGGATGTTCAAGTCCGTCCCGGCCTTTTTCTCCTGCTCATACCTCTGCTGGAGCCAGGCATCGTGGGCTTCCAGCTCGGCCTGAAGGCGGTCGCCCTCCCATCCGGACAGCTCGGCCCGGATCATCTTCGTCTCATCGACGAGGGCCTGCTCCCGTTCCGTCCTGACGGCGGTCAGGTCCACTCCCTCGGCCTCGATCCCCTCGCCGGCGGCGGTCCGCTGAATCTCCAGGGTCTCAATCTGGATCTGGACGACTTTCTTCTCGTCGAGGGACAGTCCGGCCTCGTTCAGCTTCCGCTTCAGCTCGGCAATCTCCGCGTCGTAGCCGGCCAGGGTGATCCGCTTCTTCTCCTCGATGTATGCCTCGACGCTGATCAGACCCGCCTCGTGCTCCCGCTCCAGGGCTTCCAGACGGGCCCTGCCGGCCTCCTCCTGAAGATCAATCTCTGCCCCCCTGATCTTCTCCTGCTGCTTGAGGTATGCTTCATCCTCGGCTTGTAGGAGGGCCATGATCTCAAGGCCCGATTGATACTGGATGAGGGCCCGACGATCGGCGAACTGCTTCTCCGATATTTCTCCTTCCTTGTATTTCTTCTCCAGGGCCGCCAGCTCCAGATCCCGAACCTTCATCACTTTCTTGGCGGAGTCCTCCATCACGGAGATCCGCATCTTCTCGGTCTCGAGATCGATTGCCTGCTTCTTCTCCAGCTCGTCCCAATACCAGTCGGGCACGGGCGGTCCGACCAGCTCGCCCTCTTCGATACTGATACGCCCCTTGGCGATACGCGCCCGTTCTAGCTGCTTCTCAAGATACGTGAGCTGGACGTTCGCATTCTTAATGGCGACCTGGGCCTCAAGAGCTTCCTCGGTATATTCGCGGAAGATGTTCTTCTTTCCAACGTCCTTTTGGGCATCCAGTTTCAGCGCCCTCTGGAGCTGAATGGCTTTTTCCAGCTCCTCCTCCGTCCTGACAACATCCTCCCAATTACTGGTCGTTTCGAGGTTGATCGAGACCGTGTAATTTCGATATTTGTTCAGCCGGCTGATCATCTTCTCGGCCGTCACGGCCGCTCGTTGCTGAGCCTTGGACAGGCCATCGAGTGCGTTCTTCCATTCGATCAGCTTGAAGACCAGCTCGGCGATCTTCCAGGAGAAGATGGCGATGGTCACCTTTGCCATCAGGGGAACCAGGAGTGTAAGGGCGGTCCGGATTCCTGTGAGGGCCACAAGAAATCCCTTAGCCGCTGTCTTGACTCTGAGGAATCCTGCCGCCAGAGCAGGAAGCCCGCCGCCGATTCCTCCGATCAGGGTCAGCAGTAGACCCAAGGGGACCACGATGGCTGTAATCACTGTCAGGAGGCCGGCGAAGGCTCCTGTGACCAATAGAAGGGCCGAGGCAAATACTGGATTCTGATCCACCCATTCCGTGATCATATTGATGGCCTTGGCCATCGCATCGACGAAATCAGCTAAAGGCTTTAGGGCCGGGCGACCGAATGCCTGGGCCAGTCCATCGATGGCACTCCTGAGCCTCGTGAAAGCACCAACGAGACCCTCTTCCATCTGTTCCCTCATCTCAACGGCAACATCGATGGCGTCCTCGTTGGCCTTCGTCAAATCCCGGACGGCCTCGGCATTCCTGCCGATGATGGCTGCCTGGTCGCCGGCCCTCTTCTGGAAGATGGCAATCCAGTCTTCCTGGCGGGCCCCGGCCTTGTAGAGGTCCTCGAGGGTCTTCAGATAGTCGACGGTCCCGTCTGCATTCTTGGAGATGGTCACGCCCAACTTCTCGAACGCCTTCCTGCCTGGAGGCAGAACTCGGTTCAGGCCCGAAATGATGTTCTTGAGCGTGGTCCCCGCCCGGGATGCCCGGACGCCGGCATTCGCCATAATTCCCAGGAAAGCAGCGGCCTCGTCGGCGCTCATCCCAGCCACGGAGACCGTACCGGCGACATACGAGAATGCCTCCCCGAGTTGTAAGACATTCGTGTTTGCGCTCTTCGCCGTATTGGCCAGGACGTCGGTGATGTGTACCAGAGAGTCGACCTCGAGCCCGAGGCCCGTAAGGACATTGGTAGCAATATCAGCAGCTTCTGCCAGTTCCAGATCGCCGGCCGCCGCGAGGGTGAGGGAGGGCTCCAGGGCGTCAATCGATTCCTTGGCCGTCAAGCCGGCCATCCCCAGGAAGACCAGCCCCTCGGCCGCCTCTGTAGCTGTAAACTTCGTGGTTCGTCCCAGCCTCTGGGCAACCACGGCCATTTCCTGGAACTCGGCGGTCGTTCCTGCCGTGACCGCCTTGACCTTGTTCATGGTCTTTTCAAACTGGGCAGCCCGTACAATGGGGAAGGCGGTAGCGGCTCCCATAGCTGCGGCAGCTATTCCAAGCTGGGCCCCGATGCCTGTGAGGGCCTGGCCGGCCTTCTTGACCCCATCCATCCGGGTCTTCAGGCGATCCATCGCCGAGCCGAGCTTGTCCGCCCCCTTGGCCCCCTCGTTGCCCATCTTGACGAACTTGCCCTGAGCGTCTCGTGCCCTATCGCCGACGTTTTTTAGCGAATTGCCGACGCTCTGGAGCTGGGCCCCCGCGTTGTTTACGGCTTCGATAAGAAGTCTTAATTTGACGTCTGTCGTCTGAGGCATCGGTTCCCTTGGCCCCCTTTTTTATCGCATCGCTCTCCCTCTTCCAGCGGTCCACGAGCAGGTCGATAAACAGCAGCAGCTGCGGCAGGCTGTACTGTCGAATGTCCGAGAACGTGTGCCCATTACTGATCAGCAGCTCAACGTGCGAGGCGATTACTCTTTGCCAGGTGACTTGCTCTGATCCCCTACCTCGCCTTCCTGGAGCATCACGGCCCGCTGAATCAGAGCCTGCCATTTTCCCACGACGTCGTCCGTCAGGTTCTGGTCGATGACAATCTCAATTATTTCAGGAACGACGGTCGATGGGATTTCGTTGGCAGGGCGATCGATGCAGAACGGCAAAATTTGGAGCAGCTCTTCCATGCCGGCCACGGCCAGCTCCGATGGGAGCGTGCCGGTCTCGGCGAGCCGCATAATTTTGCCGAAGGCTTTGGCCACCTTCGGCAGGGATTCGAGTGACAATGGACGAACGACGACCGCTTGGTCGTCTCCTAGTGCGACCTCCTTCCCCGGAAATAATGTATCCAGCTCATTCCCGGCGTCCTTCTTGGCTTTCGCCATCTTCCACCTCCATTCAAACCCTTGTGCAGTCTTCTGCACGGGTCACTTGATGGGGCCAGGGTGCCCTTCACAGCTCCTCCTTGCGCCTGGGGCGCGGTCGTTGAGCTTCAAAAATGGGCTGTTAGGCTGTGGTTGTCGTGGTTACCCAGGTCACCGTGAAGTACGGGCTGGACGGATGGTTCGCCGTATCAGCCAGTCCCTCACCCGTGAACGTGATCAGGTTCCACTCATCTGAGATCAGGTTGAACGCTCCACCTGGGGACAACGTGACTCGCCAGAACTCCCACTTCTCGTTCTCGCCGACAGGGTTGTCGGAGACGAACTTGACCGCGAACTCCTGGTCGAGTGCTGTGGCGGCCCGGATCTCGTCGCCCGAGACGGTCCCCCGGACGAACCTGGCCAGGTTTGCCTGGCTCACCTCGTCCAGATCAAAGTTGAGCGTGTACCCGATTTCCAATGTGACGGATTTGTCCTTGACCCGAATACCAGACCGAGAGCTGTAGTGGTCCAGCTTTTCCTCGCTCACCTCACACTCGAAGCGAGGGCTGTTCCCCACATCCTCGTAATCCCCAGCGGATGGGGGTGTCGATCCAGTCCACTCTGCGATCGACATCACGCCCCTCCCAAGCTGGTATAGGGTCGTCGATGGGCTTGCTGGTCCTGCCATGGTTTATTCCTCCTTGTTTGCTCTGACGTCAGACTAACCTCGAAACATCCTCCACGTACCGTATGTTGACCGTGATCCCGATACCGGCGACCTTCTCCATGCCGGGCGGACGGTAGATGCTGGACAGCTCCACCTCCTCCACCTCCACTCCAGTCAAGCCGAGGTTCGTGCCTCCCTCGTAGAGCTTCTTTTTCACCTCCTGCAAGAAGGCGCCCAGCTCGTTTGTAACCTGTGGCTCCGATGTACCCAGGACAAAAGGCTCGAGGATGACGGTCAGCTCTCGCTTGTACGCCGGCGGCGCCGTTGCCCCGCGCTTCCTCGCTTCTCTCACCCGATCCCCCAGCTCGAAGATGTTGACACACGGAAGATCCCCTTCGGCCGGCGGGTTGATGGGATTTCTCGCGGTCCGCTGAACGCCTGCGACAGCTGCCATCCGACCCCAGAGGGCCGCTATGATCTGCTCGCGTTCAAGCATGTCGGTTGATCCCCCGGATGATCTCGGCCGCGATTAACGCCGCGACCCGTTCCAGGACCGTCTGGTCCCGAAGAAGAGGTCCCAGGATGCCACCGATGGCCTGCCTGGAGTAGATTTGACCTCCCTCTTCCACCGTTCGTGGTCCCACCCTTTCGTACAGCCCCTCCTCGAGGATCGTCGTGTAGTGCAAGGGATTCTCGAAGGAATACCCCCAGGAATGCCGCTCGATCTGACCCCAGCTTCGCTTCGCACGACCCCTGGAGGGCTTGTTGCTCTCCGGGGTGTTTCCTTCTGCCCTGGTCCGCAGGGTCTGGGCGGCCTGCCGCATTCCAGAGTCGAAGGCGTCCGGAACAGCCAGGAGTGCCTTCAGTATTTCCTCGAGTCCCTCTTGTCGTATTTCCATATTGATCATGAGGAGCTTACCACCGTTACAATGACTGCCATGTCGAACACTGGATCGATTCCCTTGATCCCCAGCGTGTTCCCGTCCACATCTTCGATCACATCCTTCAGCGAAGTATCCTCCGGGAAGGTCACCCCATCGAACAGAAAGAGCACATCTCCCACTTCAACATCCGATGTGGATACTTTGACGCTGTTCTGGTTGTGACGCATCCTGACCGCATACAGGCCGGTCTCCTGGTACGTGTTGATCGTGTATCCCAGTGAACCGTCGAACGTCTGCCCTGTGTACCGCTTGTACGTGATCTGCTCCCGAAATGTCGGATCCGACATCAGTTCAGCGACCATCGCCTGAACTGGTGCCCGAATCTGCGAGAAGATTGCCATCTCACTTTCCGTTTACGGGGCGGCCGTTGTCGACGTCGTCGGGTACGCGACCTTCGTTCTGTCCTGATCCAAGGTCAGAGCAGATGCGTGCATCGATTTGGTTTTCCCGATCGGTCCTGCTTTCTTCCCCTGTCGTCCGATCACGGGCCCCGATCTGGAAGTGGCCTTCCCCACTGAGCCTTGTCTTCCGATCGCCATCATTTCCTCCTACGTGGTCGTCGTTGTCACGACGGGCGGTTCTGTCGTGGTTGTGGTAGACAACGTCCTCAGCTCGTCCGAGTCTGGGACGGACCTCCCTCGAATTTGCGACAGATAGGGTTTGAGCAAGGTATAGACGGGATACGGCATCGAGCGGGTCAGGTTCTCCAGCATGTTCGTCGCTGTGGATTCCCCAGAGAACGAAACAGAAACCAGGCCGGCCAGTGAGATGGATCTTGGCGTGCCCCACGAGGCGTCGGCCCCGTCCTCCCCCATGGCAGCCCGAGCCGCGAGCGATCGATGAACGATCGAGTAGGCGACGAACGCCTGAGCCCGTTTGATGTCATTGGGGATTTGAAACCTTCGACCGTAGGGCTGGCTGGTCCTGGGGAAGCAGAGCCTCTGATACCTATACACGGTGTACCCACGGAAGGGCAGGTGACCCATCAGCTGGGCCGCCAGCTGGAGCCGAAGCTCCTTGGCCTCCGTGGAAAGCTCTTCCCATTCTGTCGTATCGTCGGGCAGGTTCTCCAGATAATCGTCCGCCTCGAGGACGGTGACGAAGCTATCGGACTCCGCGCCTCCGACGTGAAGTTTTAGTGCCATAGCCTATATTCCAAATGTTGGTTGCTGAGCCTCTGCCGGTGCATTCTGCTCTGGCTCCTCGACGGGATCGGCCGGCTCGGGAGGCGCCGAGGTCACGATCTCGGGAAGGTCCTCCACGGAAAAAAGCGGGGCCCCTCTCCGGTCTCGTTTCTTCTGTGCCTCCAGGGCGATCACGACAGGAACCTTCCTGGCACGGCCAGCAGCGAACAGGTACTCTCGCGCTCCATAAGCGATCGTATATGTACTGCCAGGGGTTCCGAGCAGTGTCACTTTCGACACTTTAGACATGCTTACCTCCTACCAATCAGCTCAACTACGTGGTGGTTGACTCTCCGCCAACATCCAGGCCGAGGCACTTGACTACTGCATCCTCTTCTTCCCATTTAATGTCGATCCGCATGGTCAGCACGACGATCAGTACGCGAGCCCTGATGTCCCGGTCCGTCTCAACCATGATCCGTCGCTGGACTCCCAGGATGAAATTCTTGGGCCACGTAAAGATGTACTTGCTGTCAGGCATCAGAGCTGCTGCCTTCACCGGCACGCCATAGGCATAGTTCGGCATCCACCCGGTCACCTTCGCGTCACCGAGAGGGGTCTCCCTGTTCGCCAGGCTGTCGGCATACTCGATCTCAGCGTGCGGCGATGTGTAGAACCTCATCGCTGCTCGATTCCTCAAGTATTTGTTAGGCATGGCTTTTATGCCCGCTTTGAACACGGCCTTCGTGACTGACGGCGCCGTTGCACCGTAGTCGACAACGTGGCTGGTCGTCTGCGCGAGACAGCCGTCTGCCAAGGCGAGATAAGCGTCTCCCGATCCGGTGTCGCCCTTGATGATCAGCTCCTCCAGATCCAGGGATGCCCTCTCCGCGATCAGCGCCATGATCGTGTCCTCGAGACGACCGCGCTCGATGTTGTCCTCGAGCACGTCGTACGGGATGTGAACCTCGGCGATGATCTCCTTGGTGGTTAGCGTGACCTTGTCGGTCACGGGTTTCGACCTGTCGGCCGCAGCCAGTGCTGTGCCGCTGGCAGGCGCGACCTTCAGAATGCGACTCGTGAACCCGATCTTGTTGATCTCCATCGTCGGCGCCGACATCGGGACGACTCTGATCTCGTTCAGCAAGGTGGGCTGTTCGATGAGCATTCTGATGAAGGTGTTGGCCTGCATCGGGTTCAGGTATCCACCGTTGGATACGAGATCCGATACCGCGAGGTCAGCCTTGTTCAGAATTTCCTCTGTGGTGGGCATGGACTTTCCTCCTTGTCAGTTTTGCCGATCGTCAAACTTTACTCGGCGGAGCTGGACGACCGCCTACTGGCGGGTCTGATACAGCAGCCCACCGAAGACCGACGGCTTCGTCTCCTCCTCCTCGTCTCCCTTCTTCGTCTCCTCCTCGGCTCCCTCGGTGCCGGTCGCCTCCGTGGCCGGGTCGTTCTCCCACTTCTTCTCCAGGTCGTCCACCTTCTTGGCGAGGGCGGTGACCGCCTCGAGGACCTTGTTGTCCTCCTCTCCCGTGGTCTCGGTCTTCTCGACCGTCTCCTTGGTCTCCGGCTCTTCGGGCGGTTTCTCCTCCGCGTCCTTCAAGCTCTGGAGGGCCAGGATGTGCTCGTCGATCATCCCGGGGATCGTGTCCTTCAGGACCCCCTTCATGGCCTCGACGAACTCTTCCTCTGTGGTGAATAGCGCCATGTCTTCCTCCTCCGTTGGTTGTGGTTTGTTGTGCACCTCTACCTTGTCGATCTTTGCTGCGTTCTGCCCGAGTGCGTCGAGCCCCATGACCAGGAAGCTCCGGAACGCATCGACCGCGCTCAGGATGGTCTTCTTCCTGGTCGGGATTTTCTGACCGCTCTGGTTCAGGGTCCCGGTCACGACTCCCAGCATGTTGTCCAGTTCCCTGTAGAACAGCTCCTTGAAGCTCATCGCGGCCGAGGCGGCGGCGGTTGCCGGGATCGGGGTGTCCATCGGTGAGAGGGGAATCTCCTTGGCGGCCTCCTCCTCGGTCTGCCCGAGGGCGATCCCCCTCGCGGGAGAGGCGCCGTCCTTGAGCTGGCCAGCCAGGGCCCAGACTCCCTCGCCATGGACTTTGACCATCTTCATCGATTCCACGTCGAACAGCTCCACCTCCTCCTGGGCGAAGGTTCGGTATTCCTCAAAGTCCTTCCCCGTCTCCAGGTTCGCGTCAGAGAGCCACTCGAGGTCCTCCTTCCCGGTCAGTTCGGCAAGGTCCAGGTGCTTCGGTACCAGAATACTCTGTACGATCATCATGTCTCTACAATCACCTCCTTCCCCCTCTGATTTGATCACCCGGAACGGCATCTGACAGGCGCCATGACGGACCAGGGAAACGAACTTCACGTCCACATCCCTCAGGAACGTCACGTCCTTCTCCACCGTATCCTCGATCACTCGGACTGGCATGGCTGGTCTCCTTTAGTCGTTCTCTATGAGAATCATACGGTGACTGTGATCGATCGCTCGATCCGTCGCCGTGGCCTTCTGGACTGGGTGGGTGTGCCCGAGGGATTCCTCGGTGTTCGTAGGAACGATCCGGCCTCTCTCGTCAAAGGCCAGGTTGACCTCGTGGGAATGGGGTGGGACAGGGCCCGTGTCGGAGGACTTCTCCGTCTCCCCGATCAGGCGCTTCGCCTGGCGGACGGAGACCTTGGCCGGCACCTTCTCGCCCGGGCGCCCGGCAAAAGAAAAGCCGTTAAGCTCTCCAGCTTTAACGGCTCGCCATAGCTCGTCCGGGAGGATCTTCACCCCCAGGACCCAGGCCCCCTCGATGAATCCGTCCGGATCTCCCTTCCGGGCGAGGAAGGATTCGACCACCAGGCAGCCCGATTCCTCGAAGCTATGCTGGGTGTCGATCTTGTCGGTCTTCCCGCCGGCCAAAAAGGCGTGGGCCATCTGCTCGATGTCCTCGGCGGTCATGGTCTCCGTATCGGTATCTACCCTCAAAGGAGCGTAAACCTCCCCGTAGACCAGCCTTTTTTCCTCGCTCTTGATGACAATACGTGGTAAGTCGGTCACATATCCGTCCCCGTTTGTCCCCCAATCCGTCCCTTATATAACCAAGAATTTCGGGCTGGGTACCACAGGGATATGGGCTTGTCAACCGAATTTTACCCGGGGGGTAAAAAATCCCGGCAGGGGAAAGGAGAAAAAAACCCTGCCGGGACGTGTGGAGGGTATCGGAACAGGTGGGTAACTACAGCCGCTTCAGGGACACGGATCCGTACTCCTTCTTCTCGATCTCGGCGATCTCCTCGATGTCGTCCTTGCCGAGGTACTGCCTCGCGGCCGTCACATCAGCCTTGAATACGGAGCCAAAGAGTTTCTGTTTGCCCAGCTCCCGGATCTTCTCGAGGAGCTTCATCGCTGGGATCTTTGTCGAGCTGGACGCCTTGATCTTGCACTGGCCGACCTGGCCGGCCATCTCCTTCCAGCCGTTGAACTCGGCGTTCCGCCGGAGGAGGATCTTGATCTGCTTCTCCCGGTCGGCGTTCTCCTTGTTGACAGCACTCAGTTCGGCACCCTCGTCAATTAACAGCTGGACCTCCTCGACGGACAGGTCCTCGGCCACCTCCTCAAGTTCCGCCGGCTTCCCGGACACGCCCAGCAGCTCCTGGGGGGTCCGCTGCTCACCTTCCCGGAGCTTGGGCTTCGACTCCTGGCCGTTCTTCATCCGGATCGTTCTGACTTTCGCCACAGATTTCTCCTTTTCTCCTGAGGGGTTTTCGGTTTCGTTTCCATCGGAAGGTCCGCCGCGTGGGCGGGATGTAGGCCAGATCCAGGGCGTCGAATATCTGCTCCTCGGTCCGGCCGGCGATCAGCTCGCTCCGATGCCAGAGCCCCCGAGAGTTGAGCTTGTAGCCCTGGCTCTTCGCCTCGGCCGCCATGGCGACCCTGAACACCTGGTTCCCTGTATAGTATAATATATGAGCCCCCCAGGCTTCCTGGTAGACGACATGGAGGGCCAGCTGGATCTCGTTGACGAGCAGGGCCGCGTACTGGTCCCCCTGCTCGAGGACCGCGCACTCCAGGCTGACGAGCTTGCACATCTCCTCGAGGTCTGCAAGCGCTTGCACTAAGGGGCCCCGGATGACGATGTCCGTGTGCTCGATCTCCTTGGCCCCCCGCCGGGCGGCGCCGCATACGACAACGTCCTGGCCGGATTCCTCGAGCCAGGACGCCACAGCCCGCAGGGTGGGCAGGGCTTCCTCCTTCCTCATGGGCCCTCCCGGTACTGGTATCTGTCCGGGAAGAGGGGGTCCCGTCGCCAGTGGCCCGCCTGGTTCCCGTCTTCATCTCTCATCTGGTACTGCCCCTCGATCAGGGGATCTTCCCGGATCTCGAGGACCCGTTTGCCGTTCTCGGTGACGAAGGTCCGGTCCTTGACGACCGTGTCCGGGATCGTGGCCACCTGGGCGGCCAGGACGATCGCCGCGAGAACTGTTCCGAGCTTCCTCATGATACGATCTCCATCTTGCCGTGGTAGGTTTCCCACTCGTAGTCCGACACCCACCTGCCTCCCGGAGGGGGATCCCCGGTCGCCCGGACTGCCCGGTTCACTTCTTCCAGGGTCCAGTCCGCCGGCCCTTCGATCACCCAAAGGTCCGAGGCTTTTGGGTCTATGTCGTACCAGCGGAGGAGCGCCATCACGCCCTCCGTTTCCGCCAGCGCCTGAAGGCCCCGCTCCGGGCCCTCCGGACTCTCGCCTTTTTTGCTGCCTTTTTCATCTCTCACCCTCCTTCCAATTATAGGATACAGCAGGTTCCCCCCTTTGTCAAGGGTTTTTCCGAGTTTTTTCATCTCCCGCCGCCTTTCCGGTCCAATCGCAGACCACGACCTTCCTCCCGGGGCGGTTCTGGTCCAGGGCCTCCTTCACGTCCTTCGGGATCAGGAAGTAGTGCTGCCTCGCTTTCCTGGCCTCGATCTCCGCCCGGATCTCCATCTGGATCTCGTTCGGCCCGACGCCCTCCACCACGATGAACTCCATGGCGTGGCGCGGGACCGCGTAAAACCCGAATCGCTTTTTCATGCCTCGACCTCCTCGATCTTGATATTGTTGTGGACCCCGTGGAGGATCGCCTGGGCCGCCTCGTTCCTCTCCTCGACCTGGGGGATCTTCGCCTCGACCCACTTCAGCTCCATCTCCTCATATCGCCGCATCACGTACTGGGGCGCCGGATCCCTGTTCTTCCAGAACTCCGCCAGGGCGTCGATCATCAGGTACTTGAGCATGTGGGCGTAGCCGTTGTCCTTTGGCTCCAGGTCGAACTCGACCGTCATCCTTAGCCGTCGTTTTCTCATGTCCCCTCTCCTTTGTTTGCCTCGTTGACAATGTAGCCGTCCTGGGCGTACATCTCCCGGTGCTCCCTGCACATCCTGGCCCGGCGGTAGAGCCGGCCGGTGTCAGGATCCCGAATCCCGACGAGCCGAACATCGTCGTCGTAGTTGTCGTGCTCTCCGAGGGCACACTCGAAACATCTCCAGGCCATGGTCTCCTCCTTTACTTCACTTTGATCTGGCTGATCTGGTAGTACGCCTTGTCGCTCTTCACGGTCCGGAGGCGGATCCGGGACAGGGCGTTGACGAAGTCCTCGTCGTGGTAGTCCTTCTCGAGGTGGGTGACCTCGTGGATCGCCCGGTCCTTCAGCTCTTCGATCAGGAGCTTCCGGTTCGACAGGGGCTTGTCGCACCCGACGACCGCGCCCAGGTTCTTGGGGTTCAAGAGGATCAGCTTCGAGCCGTCGGCCGTGCCCTTGATCTGGGCCTCGATCCCGCGCTCGAAGGTGAAGCCGGGGCGGTAGCTGACGCTCGTCTTGGCGTTGTCCGCGAGGACCTGCTTCACGGTCTCGCCCCACATCTTGGCGATCGTCCGGGCCCGGGCGGTCTCGGTGTACCGGCGGAGGACCGCTCGCTTGTTCCGGGGGTAGCGGATCACGAAGTCCGGGGCGTTCGCCAGGAACTTGATCTTCCCGATCAGGTCGTACCAGCTGCCCACCCTCTTGGCCTCGGCGGCCAGGTCGGCCAGGTTCTCGCTGACAGCCACGCCGCCCTGCTCCTCGAGGACCCGCCCGATGGCGCCGGCCACTTCCTGGGGCCCGATGTCCCCGTCCGTGTAGCTGGTGATGATCTGGTCGACCTTCTCGTCGGCCATGTTCACGGCGCCGGTTCCCCGGATCAGCTCGGTCACCAGCTCCTCGCGGTCCCGGAGGGCGCTCGTCTTGTCGATGGCCAGCTCGCGGAGGAATTTCTCAGCAGTCTGGCGCCACTGGCCCTTCAGGCCGTCGCGGTTCGAGGTCAGGCACTCGAGGCTCGTCCGGTCCAGCTCGATCACCACCGTGCCATACCCAGCACCGATCCACCAGTCGAACATCCAGATCCCGTCGATCCGGACGGAGGCGTTGTAGTTCGTGTATTTCTTGGTCTGGTAAATCCGGCACCAGTCGGTCCGCCTCTGGAGGCGGCCACGGTAGAGGTTGCACAGGATCGGGATCCCGCCGAGAATGATCTTGGTTCGGGTTTGTATCTTGTGGGCCACGGTCCGAAACGCCCGGCCGATGGCGCATATATCCTCGCCCTTCGGGATCACGATCTGGATAATGGTCCCGCTGGGCTTCTCGTCGCCTGGGATCCCTGGCTGGACTGTGTACTCGGCGCCGGCGCCGTGGACGGCCCAGGCTTCCGAGCCCTTCCAGGTCAGGACCGAGTAGCTCGCCCAGGAGAAAAGCAGGATCTCTTTGGCCTTCCCGAAGGCGCCCACTGCTCCCTCGGCCTTGTGGGTCCCTCCCAGCACCAGGAGCTTGTTGATCAGGATGTCGCGGGTCATCCCGCATCCATCGTCCGCGACCGTCACCGTCCGGCTCTCCTCGTCCACGTCGACGCGGATCTCCCGGGCGCCGGCGTCGATCGAGTTCTGGTAGAACTCGCGGGCCAGGGCCTCGCGGTAGTCGTCATAATCGTGCTTGGCCATCCGGAGGAAGTATTCCGCCGGGATGCCCACCTTGCCTTTGATCGCCTTGTCCGTTGCCGCCATGACTTCCTCCTACATCCCCATGAGTGCGGGGCCGAAATTCCACCACCTGCCTCGAGGGCCCTCGATCCCGCTGAGCGCCTTCTCCCCAGCCCTCGCCAGGCCGAGGTTCCGGATCGGCTTCGAGAAGCCGAGCGGGAGGACCGCGTAGCCCACCTTCGCCTCGGCATCGTAGAAGACGTCGCCCACGGAGCTGGAGCGGCAGCCTTCCGCGAACCTGGGGGCGGGAGTCACGCCCTCGTTCCCGGTCCAGGAGGACTCGATGTTGTTCGTCAGGTAGTAGACCTCGTCCAGCCCGTTGGCCTTCACCTTGGCCACAATGTCGTAGGGCTCCCGGAGGGCGTGGGCCACGATCTCGGCCTCATCCCAGAGGGTCGCCCACTCTGCCATCTGAAGTACCAAGTAAGTCGCCATGTCGTCCCTCCTTCCACTTATAAGATAACCATAGGTTATCTTTTTGTCAAGCCCTTTTCAAAAATTTTTTAGGGGCCCTGGCCGGCGCCGATCTTGGCCGCCTCGGTCAGAAGTCTGTGAAGCTCCCGGGCCGCCTCCGGCCTGGCCGGGCACATGCCCGTCTCGACCTTGTAGGCGATCTCCCTGGCCAGGAGGATCCGGGTCATCATCTCGCTGATCTTGTCGACCAGCTCCTGCTCGAGGGTCTTCATGTCGTGGCTCCTTTCTTCCGGGGCCGGTGCCGCGTGCTCTTGACGTAGTCCCGGATCTCGTCGACCAGGGCCCGCTCCTCCTTCGTGAGCTTCCCCTTGACCTCGGCCGGGATCTTCACCAGCTCCCCGTACTTGTAGAGCTTCGAGAACTTCAGGTTCCCGGTCCCGTTCTGGGCCGAGAGGATGAAATACTCTCCGCTCTTGATCCCCATCACCCGCCCGACCTCGACGTGACGGACTCCCGTCTTCGACTTCTTGAACCTCATGGCTCCCTCCTTTCAGTAGTGGATCGTGAACCACCAGAACGGCTTCCCGGCTGCCACCAATTCGCGGAGCTTCGCCTTCATCAGCTGGTTCCATACCGGCCAGCGGTCCTGGTTCTCCCAGTGCTCGTCGAGCGACTCGAGGGTCACCCGCTCACAGTCCCCGTAGTCCCCGCCGTTCTCGGCGATCAGGATCTCGAGGGTCTCGTCCGGGTCCATCTCCTGACACTGCCAAATCTCATTTACTCGTCCCATGGCTTCCTCCTCTCCTGGACTTGAGGCTGTTCGTGCAGACCATGCCGACGAACTCCCCGTCCTTCTCGATGTAGCACTGGCCCATCGTGTTCGCCTTCGGGCAGCCGTACAGGTTGACCACCTTGACCGTGTCGCCGGCCTCGACGTCCGCCCCCTTCGGGGGGTGGATCCTGTCGTAGGGAACCGGCTGGTAAATGTAGCGGGCACCTGCCCTCACTCGTTTCGCTTTCATGACTTCCTCCTTAATACTCCGCAGGGGTCAGGATGTGGATCGCGGGGCCGCAGGTCCCGTCGACCGCCGCCCAGAGGGTCTCGACCTTCCGGCCGATCTTGACCTTGTAGGTGGCCAGCCCCTCGCCGGCCGGGGTCCGCTTGATGGCCAGGTAGGCCAGGAAGAGGACGTCCCAGAGGCGCCCTTCGTAGGTCTGGGTCGTGTTGCTCTTCGGGGGGGTGCACAGCTCGTGCACGCCGCAGGTGATCCGGACCGGCCAGTTGAAGCCGGCCTCCTTCGCGGTCTTCTCGGGGACCTCGACCAGCATCCCGTCCGCGACCGCGTCCTTCGCCGTGTAGGTGTGAATGACATCCCATTCCATGATCAGCCCTCCTTCTTGATGATGGCAATTTTTCCGTTCGCGGTCTTCGGCGCGGCGGCGTACTCAGCGTTCCAGAGGGCGGCCAGCTCGGCCACCGTCTTCCGCCTGTAGCCGCTGGTGGAGGCCACGGCCTCGGCCACCGTCAGGCCGGAGGCGGCCCGCACCATCCGCAGCCGCGTGATCAGGTCTTCTTTCCTTCCGCCCATTCTCATCATCTCTCTCTCCTTTCATCTTAAATATAGCAGTAGGTAACTTCTTTGTCAAGTCTTTTCTCAAATTTTTTCAAAAAAAATTTGCAAGCGCCTGCAAAGGGTGTGTTCTAATATGCGTAACGCTATACAACCAATAGAAACGATGCCCTCGAGAGGGAACCTCGAGGAATCCCCCGGAACCTCGCGTGCGCGTGCGCGTACACGGGCGCCCGGGCGCGTGCGCGGGCGTGCGCGGGCGCGAGAGCGCCTGTAACCTACCGATTTCGTTGAGGAATATTTTTTTTAATTTTTTTTCAAAAAACCCGAAAAAATGCTTGACACAGAATATTACCTATGGTACCTTATAATTGAAAGGAGGGAGAGAGATGGGAAAGGCGGCGAAAGGGCGGAAGGCGGGACGGGGGCTGGCGGGGCTGGTGATTGGCCTCGTGCTCCTGGCCGGCGCGGCGGTGGCGGCTCCTCCCAAAACCCTGGCCCCGGAGAGCTTCTGGCTCCCGGGAATCGAAAGGACGGTCTGATGGAAACGGCAATCGCTCTCACAATCTGCTTGGCGGCAATCGGGTACTGCGAATACTGGATCCTGGCCCATCGGTGGCCGGGACTCGGCGGTTGAAAGGAGGCATGTCATGACAGGCGCGAGACTCCCCGCGAAATTCCGGAAGGCGGCCAACAAGGCGCTCTACCGGCTGACCTTCAACACCTACTTCGACGGGATCCCCCTCGGCGCGATCAACGGCATCCTGAAGGCCAACGGGTGCGAGCTGATCGACGAGGCATGGCTGCCCTGGACCGGGATCATCTGCGGCGCCGAAGGCCGGACCGAGTTCCTGCTCGGGACCTACGGCGACGGGATCGGCGGGTTCCCCTGGAAGGCTCCGATGGAGGATGGCCTCCCGGACCTGGCCAGGACCCCCGTCAAAAATGCCCAGCTGATTCTCAGCTGGTACAAAATGCCGAGCGGCCGCTACGAAATCGTGGCGTACGTCGGGTAGAAAGGAGATCGACATGGCGAAGAAAGCATGGTTGACCGCGAACGCGGCAAAGGTTCACAGGGAGGCGATCGAGGCCGGGGAGGCGGCGCTGGCGGCCGCGACCCCCACGCCGATGATCGTCCAGCAGAGGGTGAACCCCCTCGATGACGGGAGCCCCGTCGTCAAGCAGTGGATTGTCGAGGACGGCTGCTGCGGGTTTGCGGACATCAAGGTCAGGGCGACCACCACCCCGAACAGGCGGTTCCTGAACGGGCTGAAAAAGGCCGGCCTCGCCGGCGCCGAGTACAGCCTCCCCTGGACGAAGGACAGCTACGCCGGCGGATACCGTTACTGGGTAAGCGCCGGGGGCCAGAGCCTCGATCGGAAGGAAGCGTACGCCCGGGCGTTCGCCAAGGTCCTCGGGGACTACGGCGTGACCGCGTACGCCCACAGCAGAATGGACTGAGGGGGATCCCATGGCCAATCAAGCAAAGTGCCCCAGCTGCAAAGTCCGGTTCGTCTGGCACGCCGGGTACGTCTCCCAGGAGGACCTCGAGGCGGGCCGCTGCTCCCAGGCGGTCTGGGACGAGATCCAGGGGATGACCAGGATGGTCGTCTCCAAGAGGGGCGTCACGGAAGGGATGAGGATCGCCAAGGGGCTGAGCTTCCCCCTCGGGGGCCGGTACGTGTGCCCCCGCTGCGGCGGACCCCTGGCGGCAACCAGCCACCTGAGCCAGCTCCCGATCGTCGCGGAGCTGCCCACAAGGAAGGGATGGAAATGACCTACGAAGCTACCGGAAACTGTTTTGAGGCGGCGGCCCGGGTGATCGTGGACCGCTGCCTCCTCCCCCCGAAGGGGCGCCGGGAGAAGCTGGTCCTGGTCCACGGGTTCGTGATGGGCGAGGGCCCCCTCGAGGGCATCCGCCACTGGCACGCCTGGCTCGAGACCCCCGACGGGCGGACCGTCCTCGATGTCACGAATGGCCGGAACTGGGTGGCCCACGCCAAGGCGTACTACGCCCAAGGCCAGATCGAGAAGACCTTCCGGTACCAGCCGGAGGAGGTCCGCCAGCTCCTCCTCCGCCACGAGCACTGGGGCCCGTGGGAGCAGGAGGCTCTCGACCACGTCCCCGGGAAGGATTGATTGATGCAAGCGCTTGCAAAATTTTTTTGAAAAAATCCGAAAAAGGGCTTGACAAAGAACTTACCTACTGCTATTATTAAGATGAAAGGAGGGAGAGATGAGAGAGGGAGGCGCGGGACGGCTGGGAAGGGATGAGGCTCTGGCGGCCCTGATGGAGTGGCGGCGGGAGGCTCAGGACTTTGCCCTGGCTGCCGTCCGCGCCGGGAGGTGGAACGAGGACCGGGCGGTTCTCTTCGTCCGAGAGGTTGCAAACCGAGCGGCGGCGGCCTGGTTCCCCGGGCTCGCGGCCCTGAAGGAGGGAGTGTGATGGAAGAAATCAGAGTGGACATACCCGCGTACAAGGTCCCCGGAGTCATCGAGCGGCTCACGGAGATCAAGAAGAGAATGGCCAAGAAGGGCCTCGCCGGGATCCTCGACTGGACCGTCGGCGCCCCCTTCCCGAAGGAGATCGTCACCGGGTACGATCCGATCAACCGCTGCGACGTGACCACGACCGAGAACTTCCGGGCGGTCGCGGTTGACTTCGATCCACCAAAGCTGGCCGGCTGGACCTTCCAGGCCCGCATCGAGCACCACCTGCTCGAAGGCGAGTACACGAACCTGCTCTACGCGACCCCGACGGCGGCGGACGGGATCCGCGCCAAGTACGCGGACGCGGCCCCTGACTGCGATCACTGCGGGTACGCCAGGACCCGGAAGGACACCTTCGTCGTCCGCCACGAAGACGGCACCACGAAGCAGGTCGGCACCACCTGCCTCAAGGACTTCCTGGGGATCGACCCCACGAACTTCCTCTGGGCTGCCCAGTGCCTGGGCGAGATCATGACCCTCGGCGGCGACCCTGGCGAAGGCTACGGCGCCGGCCCCCGGGGCGACAACCTCTGGCTGGTCCTCTGCCAGGCCGCCGACGAGACCCTCGAGAACGGGTACGTCAGCAGGACCAAGGCGGAAGAGTGGGACAAGGCCGCGACGGCTGACATCGTCAACCTCCGCGTCAACCCACCGAAAAACGAGAGGCGCCCCACGGTGACGGCGGCGGCCGAAGAGCTGGCCTTCGGCGCCTGGTGGTGGCTCCACGAAATGGCCAAGCAGGAAACGATCGACAACGATTATTATGCGAACCTGGCCACGATCGTCCGTCTGGGCTATGTGCCCAACCGGGCCTTCGGGCTGGCGGCGAGCGCCCCGATCGCATACAAGATCGCCCGGGAGAAACTCCTGGGGATCGCACGGAAGAAGAAGGAACGCCTCGAGAGCGAGCACATCGGGACCGTCGGGAAGAGGATGAGCTTCAAGGGCGCCACCTGCGATCGGGTCCACGTCCATGACGGCTACTACGGCAGGACCTACATCACGACGCTCCGCCTCCCAGCCGGCAACAAGCTGGTCTGGTTCGGGACCGCCCCGAAGTTCGACGAAGGCTTCGCCTACGACTTCGACGCGATGGTCAAGGAGCACAAGGCCGACAACGGATACGGCAAGGAAACAATCGTCAACCGCCCCACGAAGATCGTGGAGCTAGAAGAGGAGGAAGAGAAATGAGCCAGGGATACGAGAGAAAGACCACGAAGGAGATCAAGAAGGCCCTCCAGGCCGAATACCCCGGGGTGAAGTTCTCGGTCACGAAGGGGCGCGGCACGGCCTCCCACTGGATCCACGTTCGCTACGTGAACGGGCCCCCAGAGGCAGTCGTCCGGGCCTTCTGCGGACAGTACAACGACACGAAGAACGACGACATCATGACCGACCTCTGGTGCGGCAGCCAGTACACAAACGAGTACCGGGAGCTGAGCGACAAGTACGCCTGGCAGCTGGTCAGCGAGCTGGACCTCACGGCCGGCCCCCCGACCCTCCGGGACCAGATCGAGAACTACTTCAACATTCTGATCAGGCGCGGGTTCGGCGGCCACCGTTACGGCTGGCAGGAGTGCCCGGACGGCGCCCTTGCGATCTGGAATGAAGACGGCGGGCGCCTCGACGACCTCGAGTGGGTCTGTCACTCCCTGGAGAAGCAGGGATACATCGTCAACGTCACCGGGAAGGAAGACCAGATCACGGTCACCACAAAGGCGCCGGCGCCGGCGGCCCTCGAGGCCGCGAAAGGAGGGACGACATGAAAACACCGGACAAGATCCAAATTGTCTACGCCCCGCCGAGCGCCTACTACGGAGGCGTCGGGGAGGAGACCAGGAAGAAGAAGGAGAAGCTCCTGGGGGAGATGGAGATCACCCCGACCTCGAGGGACGAGATTTATCTGAACGCCCACAGCGGACACGCGAACACGGACACGGGGCTCTGGCTCCACGGGTTCAAGTACGGGGTCTCGGCCCACGCCTACCGGCACTCGGACGGCCTCTGGCGCCTCTACCCACAAGGGACGAAGCAGCCAGAGATCGACCGGATCCCGTATGCTTGCAAACCCCTCTCAACCCAGGCACCCAAATCGATCAAGAAGAAATTCCGCCAGGCGATCACCTTCGCCGTCAACGACTGGGCGGATGAGAACGAGAGGGCCCTCGAGGAGGCGGAGAAGGAATACCTCCAGTACGCCTACGATGTCCGGGAGCAGGAGCTGGAGGCCGTGGAGGCCCGGGCGTACGTGCTCCGGGAGGAGATGCGACTGATCGAGGCCGGCCAGCACCTGCCGACCTACCCCGAGGGCGAACGCTACCGGGGATAAAAATCCTGGAAAGGGCTTGACAAAAAGCCTCACCTCTGGTATCCTAAAAATGGAGGTGAGAGAGATGATGACGGAACTTGAAAGAGCTGCCAAGATTGCGGAAATCGCGTACGCCCGCCGGGTGGACAAGGCGGGCTACACGCTGTACGCCCACGCCCTGCGCGTGGCCTCCGACCCCCTGCTCACCACCGATGTCGAGAGGACCGTCGGGATCCTCCACGACATCCTCGAGGACACGGTCGTCACGGCCGGCCAGCTCCGCGCCTGGGGCTTCGCCGAGGACGTCGTCGCGGCTGTCGTGGCCTTGACCCGCCCCACCGGGATCGCCTACAACGACTACGTCCGGGCCCTGGCCGGGAACCCCCTGGCACGCCTGGTGAAGATCGCCGATCTCCGCGACCACCTGGCCCGGAAGCATCTCCTCCCGCTGACCCATCGCGGCCTCGCCAAACGCTACGAAAACGCCCTGGCGATCCTGGGTGTCACGCCGTAGCCGACACCCGCTTCCGGCCCCACAGCTCCTGGTGCTTCCGGATCCTTTTTCGGGCCTTGAGCACGTCCTTCTCCCGGAAGACCCAGATCCTGCTGCCCGGCCGGAGCTTCCTGCCCTCGAGGAACCCCTTCCTCCTCCAATCGAGAACATCGTCCGGGGAGCAGTCCAGGATCCTGGCCACATCCTTGGATCGTAGAAAATTCTTATCCACCTTTGCCCTCTCCTCCACCGCCTTGACCCAGTCCTTCTTTCTGAATACCATCATTTTCTCCTATCCGCTCGATGTGCCAGACCGCCAGGAACGCCACCTGCTTGGCCGCCCTCTCGTCCAGCCGGAGCCTCTCCTCGGCCCGCTCGAGTGCCATGGAAACGATCCGGTCCTCCTCGGGCTCGAGCAGTTCGATCTCCTCGGCGTACCACGTCTTGTCCATCTTGCCCACAACCACTTGAACGCGAACGTGCATCATTCCCTCCTTTTACGGGACCGGCAGCCCCTCGAACAGGATCATCAGCAGCCCGCCGGCGATCACGATGAAGGCGATGATCACGGCCATGTTGTAGAGCCGCTCCGCCTCCTGCTTCTGCCGTTCCCGTTCAGATGTCCTTCGACTCATGACTCACCCCCTCCAGGGCATCTCTGATTATCTGTTCAGCCCTGTCCATTATACAGAACCCGTGATGGCCCCTGATGTATCTCTTCCCCATTCTAATTTCCCATTTGATCTTCTCCAACGCTCCACTCAGTTGGTCCCGCTTGTTTCTGGTGATGTTTTCTAGCTGCTTCACATCGTCAAACATTTTTTGCAGCATCTGGATCAATCATGCTCACCCTCCTTCTACCAGAACACGCCGAACCAGCTCATGATAGCCATGATCACAAAGAACATCCCCGCTGCGAACAGCCATTCTTCAACCTTCATGTCGATCCCTCTTCCATCCGTTGTCTCACCCAAAGGCAAACCGCATCCTGCAACTCGAACAGACACCATGCGGTCAGACGCACTGCACAACGGACCCCGAGCGTGACGAGCTGGATCATGACCGCCAGGTGCTTCAGCTTCACGGCGTCACCCCCTTCCACTGCTCTTCCCTCGGCGGCGCCCGGACCACCCGGACTTCCCGGGCGCCCTGCTGGAAGGCGAACATGATGTGCCAGCCGATGTCCCGCTGCTGGTCGAAGTTGTCGATCCGCTCGCCGGGAGGCTTCCAGGATCCGATCCGGACCACCGGCTCGTCCTGCTTTATGACCTCCAAGTATAGCACGTCCTTCATTCACTCACCTCCAGCCCGATCGCCGCCAGGGCGATCAGAACGAATGGGGCACAAAATACCAGCGCCACCGGCCCCGGGTACAGGATCCCGCCATAAATCATGAACCCCCCGGACAGGATGAGCGCCGCGTGGATCCACCAGCCCCTCATTCTCTTCTTCATATCAACCCCTCAGTGAGTGCCAGCCACTCCGGAACCTGGACCTGGGCGTCCCTGCCCTCTCGCCCGAGAAGGCGCGTTTGGCTCTTCGGCAGCCAGCACTCGTTCTCACCATCCGTTATCAGAAAGGCCCCGGGGGTCTCGCGCAAGATTTCCACCTCGAGGTCCACCCACTCAGTCGGCATCTTCCCCCTCGGACGCCGTAGCCGCCTTCAGCGCCGCCACGGCAGATGGGTATCGGGGCAGGTTGAGCAGCTTCCCCTTGGCCGGCCCCCCGAACCCCGCAACGACCCCGGTCGCGTACCCGACCAGGAAGAACTGGCCGCCATGCTTCTCGCACGCGATCCGGTCGAACTCCCGCCAGACCTGGGACTCCAGTGACTTCTTCGGTGTTCTTTTCATACGAGTTCCTCCAGACCGAGGACCGACAGGTCGACCTCGTCCTTCTTTTTCTGGTCCTTCTCCCTGCACTCCACCAGCCCTTCCCAGATGAGGTTACACCTCTGGCAGTCGTAGTTGTACTCGATCCCCGTCACCTTCCCGTTCTTCCGGTCCACCTTCGAGATCCTCGTCCTCCGAAGCTCGAACCTGCACCTCGGGCACTTCATGAGGCCGGACACGAGGGCGGCGCCGGGCAGGGAGATGCGGAACATCTGGAAGACCCCCTCCGCCTTGCCCTTCTTCTTCTCGATCTTCCTGCCCCTCGAGAGGAACCGGACAAAGGTCTCGAAGCGGTCCATCGAATCCATCTCCTCCGGTGTGGCCATCCGGACCTCTGGCTCCGGTTCCGGCTCCGGTGGAGGGAGGGGCTCCTTGGGCTCTGCCACCATCCCGGGCAGCTCCGGTTGGACCGGCTGCTTCCTGGGGGCCGGCTCCACCCGCCGCTTCTTCTTCGGCAGTGTCTTGTCGAACGTCTCCAGCGCCCTCCGGATCCCGCCGGTCCCCGGTTTGTACCTGTACGTCTTCCGGGGCTCCGCCGTCCGGGTGAGGATCCCGGTGTGCTCCACCCGATCGTACAGAATCGAGGTGCCGGCCGAGACCGTCTTCGGCTTCATCTCCGGGAGGAACACCTCCAGCTCCTTCGGCGTGACCCCCCTCCTTCCAGCCTTGTAGATCGCCCGGAGGATCTGTCGCTGAGCCAGAGCCTCCTTTTTCCTCTTCTTCATTTAACCGCCTCCTTCCTTCAGGATACCGAACCGGACATCGATCCGGTGGGACACCTTCACATGAATCGTCTGCTCCCCTGCCCCCATCTTCTCCACGGCCCGGATCACGAGCCCCTCCACATCAACCGCCGGAGCCGCCGCCTTCTCCAGCGACTTGATCCGCTCCAGCGGGGTCGTCGCCGCCTCCGGCTTCCGCCGCCGGACGATCCGCCTCTTCGCCGGCTTGACCACCGTGCCCGCCTTGAACCGCTTGTACGCATGTTCGACCGAGATCGGCTTCGTCACCTGCCAGGCCCACGGCCTCGTCGACTTGTCCGGCTGGATGAGATCCGGCAGCCCCCGGTGCAACCTCGAGAGGATCGAGGTCATGTTCCCCGTGTCCTTGCCCAGCTCGGCGCCGATCTCCCCGGCCGTCAGCGGCCCCTTCTCGATCACACACCACAGGATGTTCTCCGCCACAGTTCCATACGGTTTCGCCATAATCCCTTTCCTCCTTCTAATCTCGCGGGGGGTCCACGTCCTGGCCCGTGTCTCCACCCCTTGCTTACCGCCAAACACAAAACGGGCCGGCACCCCACGCGCCAGCCCGCGACTTCTCTCCTCGATGATCTCTGCTGCCACCCGGGCAGCCTCCTCCCCCCTCTTCTCGTCCAGGTACCGAGTGAGGGGCTTTCCCTCGACTGTGATCCTCCCCATCTCCGCCGCTGCCTCGAGTCCCTTTTTCTCCATCGCCGCCTCCTTTTCGGGTCCAGAGCCACTGGATCCTTCGCCATTTGTCTCCCCTTTTACCTCAGGTTTGAGTGCTTTGTCAAGACTTTTTTCCGGATTTTGCAAAAAATTGCAGTACCTGGTTTTCCTCCACTTCACTGGCGTTCACGATAGCTCACGATGCCCGGCCGCGAGCCGTACAGCAGCTCACCCTCTTGGTCCAGATTCCGAAAAATTTGATACGATTTCACGCGATGTAAGGGGTCCCCGCTGAGCCTCACCCTCTCGAAAATCTGGGACTCCTCCTCGGGTAGTCCCTCGAGGTCGATCTCACGCGAGACCTTGCACAAAAGTATAACCTGATGCTACTTTTCGAGCACGAAAACGTCACACGATCGTGGCACGATTAGGTTTACGTAATACTCCTTATGAGACACTTGAGAAAGAGACGCCGTTTGCGTAGCACGCGGGCTCGCGGACCGGGTCCGGGGTAGGCCAGCGGTAAAACAACGGCTCAAACTCGAGCAAAAAGCAAAAAGTCGGTAGGCAGAAGGCGCCGGGGTGGCCCTGGGAGCTGGGGTATCGGTCTCGGGGACTTGTCTGGCCGGCCTCCGGGCTCTTCTCGGGGTGTGTCAGGGCTCCTGGGTGGGTACCAGGGGGGTGGGTAGTCTCTCTGAGGGGTGTTTCCATCCCCCCGCGAGTTCTTGGGGGGCTCTTGTACTCTCCCTGTAGTGGGTTTCTCCTGTCCCCCCGCACTTTCTGGGGGTTCGGGGGTGCTTCTACCGCCCCGCCGGCCTGGTGGGGGGCGGGGGAGGGGGCACCCCTCTTGACTGCCCTGTGAATCACTGTGATGAAGTTAACCGGTTTGGCTGGGCCCGTGGGGCAGGGGGGCAGGGGGTGGGGGCATGGCAGGGGGGAGGGGGGGTAGGGGTAGGGGG